TGAAGCATCCATCTCCCTTTGGGTAAGAGTTTAGATAGTTGGTTCTTGAGTTTGGCGTGGAGTTTCTGTTCGGGTGTCATGTCATTTACCTTTGTTTAATTACCTGCAATTGAACTTAAATGCAGGTAATATTTGCTTGCCGCTAACGTATGCGGTAATTCATTAAGGAGTTGGTCATGTTTCATAGTTTACCCGCAGGTCTGGTTGAGCAAATGGAAGAGGTCGCTGTTCCTACGGAAGGTTATCCTTTCAGTGAGGACGGTTCTATAACCTATCTTTGCAACCCTATGGTAACAACAACGCGCAAGACTCACAACTTTCTTACGCAACAATGGCAGCAGTATTATGCCGAGTTTACCGATGCGAAACGGCCGACTCATGCTGATTACGTTGAAGCCGCTCTGCATTTTGAGCTTGATTTCTGGAAAGATTCACGTGGTAACTTTTATTTCAATTAAGGAGATTCAAATGCCTTCCAATACCGTTAAATCCTGCGTCGCTAAGTTCTTGCGTAACAAGCATCGTGATGAGTTCTTGGCAAACAATCCTTGGATGGATATCACTGTCGCTGCTGTTGTGTTCTTCCGTCGGCATACGTCGCATCGTATGGCTTATGCTTCGTATAGTGACATCTGTTCGTTGCAAGATCCTTCTAACTATTGGAAAACCTTTTACGAACAGGTCAAAGGTAAGTGGTGGCAAATCCCTGTGTCGCAAAAACAGGCGTTTAACATCCGCCCCGCCACGTTGGCAAAGTATGCTGGGATCATTGCCAGCCTGTCAGATCAATATCAAGATGTTCCGTAAGTTGCTTAAAATTTAAGCAGTTGTTTAATGCCCGCTGTTGTTCTAGCGGGCATTTTCTTGTCAGACGTTCGCGGCCTTGCCGTTAAACGCTTCCCATCTGTCAAGATTCTCTAGCAAACTCTTTGTGATGGACTTTGCGATAATGTCTGGCAGCTTCGGTCGCTTTAGAAAGTTCGTCAAAATAACCAAGGTATGTCCCAACTCGAACAATCCACTTCTTATCGCGCTTACACCAATGAACTCCTTTGACACCAGAAGTGTTGTCTTTACGAATAGTGGTATTTCTATTGTTCTCTGCCCTAGTACAAGCTCGTAGATTTTCAATCCTATTATTGTTTGGATCATTATCAATATGATCAACGATCTCTGGTAATGTTCCGTGGAACATAAGATATATTATCCTATGAGCTTTGAACATTTTATCTCCGATTTGAACTTGGCGATAATTGTACATGCTTCCAGCTCTATCTCCTACTTGGATAGGTCCGTATTTCTTTCTGACTTTCCAAAACAACAGACCATCGCGGTATTCGAACAGTTCGTTTACTTTCTCTTGGGTGATTTCGTTCATGGTACTTTCTCCTGTCAAGGGTTCAAATGGGTGCCGGGCGTTTGACACACGGAAAGAGTCGTGCAAATGGTGTTCGGTCGAAACCTCTTGTATTACCATTCACGCCCGGCATTGAAACTTGGAAATCAACTCCTGATGTCGGATGAGTTCACCGCTCTTTCTTAGGTGATGTCAAGCACCTGGAGTAATTGTACCACCGTTTTGCTTAGAGTTAAAGGCGGTCCAGCGGTCCAGAGCCTGCAACTCAATCCGCCGCATCCCGTGGTAATTGTCTTCTTTCTCGTAATCGAAGTAGACGTTCTGCTCATCTTCGGTCATGATGAGCCAACAACCGATGTGAGGGTTGGTCTTCTGCTCAATTTCTGCGCGGGTCATTGATTTCAAACGTTCGTTGAAGGTGCAATGTTGAGTCAAATACTCTGCGCGATTGGCATCTTTCTGATTCTGTATGAAGTCTTCGTATGGGACATCGCGATACATATCTTTACAATCTAGAGCGGATTCGAATGCAATCTTGTCTTTCCAATAAGCGCCATCGACTTCGTATAGATTGTGAGATGGGATGTAATCGTTGTTACCTGACGCTTCTCCGGGCTTGAGAATTATCTTTTTCTTCTCGCTGTCGTAATCGAACTCGTCATTCTCAATGAGAGACTCAATCAACCGTTCGCGTACCTTGCGTGTGTTGTCGGTGTTTATACCGCGAATGATGCGGAGATTGGAGAACATCATGAGCATGGTACGGAGTATTTCAGATTGACCAAGGGTGGAAGAATAGAGGTCAATGTCTACCTTGGAACGCAGGTCTTTAAGGGCTTCAATAATCGGCGCGATCTGGTTGGTTAAATGACCAACATAATCAATAGGAGATTCAATCAGTGCAAAATTGCGCGGCACATGCGCTGCGACTGTCACGTTCCCAGTGTTCAAATCGATTTCAATAGTGCTTACGTCGATCTCTTTCAAATTGGCAGCGACGGGGAATTCTTTGTAGAACACCCCTTGGTGCTCAATTGATTGAAAAAGAGCGCCGAATGGGATCACAGTGCGCCGGCCAATGCGAATGAATCGTCGGCCATCTGGCTCAACTTCTCTACTTATACCAAATAGGAAGACGAAATTGTTGATGGTTTCAAATTGGTGAGTGTGCGTACCTGCTCGTTTGAATTCAGGTGTACGCATAAAGTCTGCACCTTTTTCATAATACTTTAGCTTGTGTTTCAATATACTCGATTGAGAATATTTCAAATCTTTGCGGGTCAATAGAGGGATCAGTTCACGGTTCTCATCTAATGTGAAATGGATCTTAATGCGCTTATACATACCAAACTCGGCGTGTGAATCGTAGGTCATGTCTGTTTCCTATGTTGTCGGTCGTTAGTCAAGTGACTGGTTGCATTGTACGCTAGTTAAAGGTTAGTTGCAAGCCATTGTTAATTGCTCGGCAGCGCTCCAGTTTAGTGCCGATGTGGCATATAGGGTATTTAAGGTTAGTGATATTGCTTCGATTGGTGGGTGTTAGCAATGTTTATTACGCCAGCCAATATGTGCTTTGTAAAAAGCTGGCATATATTACGAGCCTAATAGCTAAATGTTTAATTTTTAACTTTGTAGGTGATTGTTTTTATTGGGTTTGAATGGTTGTGTCTTTTAAAGTTGGATGGGTATCGATTTATGCAACTAAGTTGCATTTGTAAGCAGTATGCAAAAAACGTAATACTGCTTAATTTTTGAGTCATAATGAGAATGAAGGACTAAATGAAGTTGAATCGAAGTTTAGTGATTTCAGTGGAATTTGTTTGTTTGTTGAATAAATGTTCGTTGTCACTCAGCATTTTGAAATAGAATATTATTAGGGTTGAAAATTGATGTGAGGAGACGATATGGAAGAGGATCGGACGAGTTTAGAGCAGCCAACTGTTCGACCTCCAGAGATTATACGACCGTTGACCTCAAATCGACTCAATTGATTATACGACCGTTGACCTCAAATCGACTCAATTTAGTCAGCCCAACTTCCATTGATCTTTTGAAATTCCGATTATACAAGAATATCAGACATTTGATCTATCGTCATTGTCACTCAGCATTTTGAAATAGAATTCTTTAGATCATGAGATCTGTTGATCGAGACGATATAAGAGAGGATCGGACGATTATACAGATCATCGATTATACAGATCGTTTGATCTAGCGACAATTTGACTTCTGCTGATCCCGAGATCGCCTGATCTAATAATGATAGTCATTATCATTCGAGCTCCACATATAACATATGGCGCGTGTGCGCGAGTAACATAGTTTATTGGTCGGAGCAATAGTTAATTTGTACTACTCCAAACTATTTGCTCAACTAGTACAAAGATACCATTGCACAACGAAACCGGTATAGGCACAATGGCTCCACCGTAACGTTACGGTATAACCTAGGAGTTAATCATGAAAAACGCTACTGCCACCAAGCCTGCCACCAAGCCTGCCACCAAGCCTGCCACCAAGCCTGCTCCCGCTAATGCTATGGCGCAACTTGCCGCCGCCGCTGTGCAACCCGTTGCTGTGCATACCCCGTTGCCGCAAGTTGCTCCGGATTCCTTGGTTACGGCGTTGGCAAGCGAGCAGCTGGAGCCGCTGCTGGGTTGTAACAACCAAAGCAGCTTTTGGAAAACCCATGCGCGGCAAGTTGGCAAGCCGCTGCCGGAGGAATGGTCCGCTGGCTTTACACTGGGTAAACTGGCAAAAGGTCCGTGTGGTGTAGTTGGTAAGGCGGACCGGGAGTTGGCTACCTTGGCAATTGCCGCCAGTGTAAACGGTACGCTTACGGCACAAGCCGCACGGGAAATTGGGCTTGCGCCCCACAACATACACGCATGGCTTAAACGCGGCTGGATTAATAAAGCGTAAGCCCTACCACCAAAACCAAGCCGGCGCAAGCCGGCTTTTTATTGCCCGGAGTATGATAATGACAATCATACTCATTATCATTAAGTCGCCCGATCCGTGGATCTCTTGATAATGATAATGACTATCGTTACTCAATGCAACTCAGTTGCATAACGCCAGCCCGCCAGCCCGCCAGCCCGCCAGCCCGCCAGCCCGCCAGCCCGCCAGCCCGCACGCGTCTCGACCCACTCTCGATGCACGCAAACAAGCAAGGGTATAGTAAGGTATAGGCCAGCCAATTGCGTGCGCGTATGGTACGTCGTAGCTCGTCCTAGCCCTAGTTACCAAACGGTAACGCCCCTTGTACAGTGCACCATGCTAGGTGGCATGGCCTATGCTATTAGCACGCGGCGTGCCAACGACATGCGTCTAGTACGATTGTACTAGGACGGACGACGAAGCAAGGACCGTGCCAGCAGTCAGGCGATCGGCGGAGGGCTATACCACCTGATCTGAGCGGCGATTGGGTCCCCACTGTAGGCTCCTTTACTCCTACCCTGCCGCCAACATATAGTCAGCAATGTTCATGACAAAATTTTCCAAAAATTTCAAAAATTTCAGAACTCGCCACTTCTTTAAATTTAGATCCGTAATATGCAATCGCCTCAAATATAGCCGACTGCTTATTTGAAAAATTACCAAGACTCACAGTCTTTCCATCTTCCTCAACAACCAATCGCCAAATACCGTGATGTCTAGTTAAACCGACGATACCCGATCGGTTCGCTTTCCTTAAATTTTCAGAATTCGAAACTTCTTGAAGATTCTCTATTCGATTGTTTAAACGATTCTCATCAATATGATCAACGATCTCTGGAACATGACCGTGGTGCATTAGATAAATCAAACGATGAACTCTGAACTGCTTATTATCAACTCCGACATAGACGTAACCTTTTGCCTTCACACAACCTGCCTTCTTACCTTTCATTTTCGTATTGACATCCTTCCAAACCAAATTGCCATCTTTGTAATAGAAAAGTTCATTTAATCTTTCAACAGTCGGCTCATTCATTTCACTCTCCTAAAAGAATAAGTTTACCACATACCTTTGTAAAAGTACAGGTCAAACATGAGACGACAAAAATTTTAAAATTTCAAAAATTGTGGTACAATTGAGCTAAGGAAGATCGCAAACAGACCTTCGTAAAAGGATAGATAATATGGCCCGACCTAGAAAGCGCAAACAGCAAGACGACGACCACACCCCGCCATTCGAATTGGGTGAAGACTTTGTACCTGAGGTAGTCAAACCGTTTGTTCCTAAGCGTTACAACGCCGAAGGCGAACTATTGACCGATGTCGTGGGTGGCGAGAACGGCCCTGTCGGACTTGGACGTGATCCATTGGTTGCTCAGTATCTCCTACCCGAATGGTCTAAGAACATAAGCGACGCGCTAATCAATCAGGCAAATATCAAGGGTAGTCCTGGATTTGATCCAGGATTTGAGCAAGCGAAGCAGGTAGAACAAATGACCGCATTGGGCCTCAGTGTCCAAGACATTGCCGCGACCTTGAGAATTGAACCCAAGCTCCTTGAGAAGTATTACAAGTACGAGATTGAGACATCTGCCCAACGTATCAATCAAGCGGTAGCCAAAGTCGCCCTCCAAAGCGCCCTCGGAGGAGATACGGATATGGTCAAATTCTGGCTCAAGACTCGAGCTGGATGGAAGGAGACGAAGGAAGTTCAGATGACCGGAGCCAACGGAGGACCTATCCAATTTCAGGAAGTCAAGGCGAACTTCTTGGCCTCTATTGAAGCTGAGATCACCGACATTGATTACGAAGAAGACTCGAAATAACGCGCCAACAAAATTGAGCTATACTACTCGCAGCAAACTTCGGCAGGTGATACGATCATGCAAGGTATTCTTTCAGCGTTAGCAAATAAATTTGGAAACAAAGCTCGCGACGATGTGATGCCGTTGATTGACAAAGCGTTACAAGGGAAATGGAAGGATCTTGCAGGAACTGCTTACGAAACTGTTGCACCGCTCCCTTTGCAAGCGATGACGTATTCTCCAGAGGCCGAAGCTGCTCTGATAAAACTTTATCACGGTGGTAAAGCCTTCAAGAAATGGGATCCTAAGAAGATTGGCAGCGGTGAAGGGTTCCTAATGCCGTTGGGTCCAGGATTGTATGCTGGAAACAATCCTCAATTGGCTGAGGTGTATATGAAATATGGCGGAAAAGACCCCGCTCTTTTGGAACTGTTAGTAGACGATACGAACATTTTACAGACATCCAAAAAGATGTCACCGTTGCATCGAGCAGCGTATGATGCTGCAACAAAGCGATTTGATGAAATGGGTCTAAGAGGTAGTTCCAACGGTATCCCAAACTCATTTTTAAGTGGAAGATACTACGACAAAGAGTTGACTAGAAATGCGCTCGTAGATTCTAAAATCGATGGTCTGAAACAGCATCTGAACGATGATTTCGGTGACGAATTTGCCATTTATAACCCTGACATCATCAAATCAATAACAAGGTTAAAATGACCGACGTTCTCAAGTCGACCGACAAACCGAGCGTCGAGTACCTCTCAGCCCGAGAAAAGTTTGACAGTCTGCCAGCGAAGAAGCGGGCGGAGATGGTACGCGCAATGTCAGACGAAGACGCTGCCAAGCTCCAATTTGACTGGGAGTTCCTTGGTCGCCCGAAACAATTGGCTCCAGATCACAAGAAGTCAAAAGCGACTTCTTACTGCATGTGCGCCTATCTCCGCGCTCAAAGTAAGACAGACAAAAAATTAAAAATCGAAAATTTTCCAGGGTGTCATCACCATTCGAAAGTTGATCAATCGACACTTGACCGGCGTGAATGGGTTGAAGAAGAGAAAACAAACGTCGTAATCGCCTACGAACCGCCAGACGAAGACGGATGGACTCCAATCCAACATCTTACGCCGAACGTATGGATCAAAGAAGTACCGAATCCTAATGATGACGTTTGCGAGTTCCGCAAGCAATGGGCGACATGGGTTCTATTGGCAGGACGTGGATTTGGTAAGACTCGAGTCGGAGCTGAACTCGCTCGAGAGATGGTTGAAACGAATCAGGCGAAGCGCATCGCAGTCATCAGCCCGACTGCCTCAGACGCTCGTGACGTTGCGGTAGAAGGTCAATCAGGTCTAGTCAACGTTTGCCCTCCGTGGGCGCGTCCGTTGTATGAGTCAACGAAACGTCGAGTCACTTGGCCCAATGGAGCGCAAGCATCCCTCTTCTCAGCAGAAGAACCAGAACGATTACGCGGTCCTCAATTTGACTTCGCATGGGTTGACGAGATTGCAGGTTACGACATCAACACGCAACAGATGACTTGGGACATGTTGCAGTTCTGTTTGCGCCTTGGAACAAATCCGCGATGCGTCGTAACGACAACTCCGAAACCCACTCCATTGATCCAGCAGTTGGTCAAACTCGCAAGGCATCCGATCAATAAGATCGTGATGACAACGGGATCAACGTATGAGAACAAGACCAATCTTGCCGCGCCATTCATGCGGCAGATTACGCAATACGAAGGAACAAATCTAGGTCGTCAGGAGATCTATGCAGAACTGATTGACATCGAAGAATCGGGTATCTTAAAGCGGTCTTGGTTCAAACAATGGTCTTCCAAGAAAGCGATGCCAGTCTTTGAATTCGTTCTTCAGAGTTACGACACTGCGTTCACAGAGAAAACTGAAAATGATCCAACCGGATGTATCACCTTTGGCGTCTTCAGACCGACACCGGATGAACCTCATTGCGTCATGCTCCTGGATTGCTGGACCGAGCATCTGAAATACCCTGAACTCCGCAAGAAAGCAGTTGAAGAATTCAAATGCGTTTACGGAGACCAAGAAGCTCCAGTTGATATGCTGTTGATTGAAGACAAAGGTTCCGGTATTCCTTTGATTCAGGATTTGCAACGCGCAGGGTTACCGATACGGAAATACAATCCCGGAAGACCTGACAAGGTCATGCGCCTCCATGCTGTCTCTCACCTCGTTTACAATGGGCGCGTTTACATTCCTGAGAGCAAACAGGTTCCAGGGGAATTTGTCACATGGTCAGAAGACTTCCTGCGTGAGGTTTGTAGCTTCCCCAATAGCGCACATGATGAATATGTCGATTGCCTGAGCCAAGGTCTCGCAGTCTTCAGAGATCAGGAGTGGCTCTCCATTGATCCAGAACCTGAGCAGGATGATTGGGAACCTGACGAAGACGAGAAGAGAACCGTTTACAGTAACCCTTATGCGGCGTAGAACGTGCGTCAATCGCTTCTGTTAAATGTCAATCGAATTAGACAGATAAATTGCAGCGCAGCAATAAATAGTTGAGCTATACTGTGCTCAAACTTTTGTTTGCGGGTGATCTATGGCAAAACCGACTTATCATGAACTGCTCAAACCGCATAAGGCTCGCAAGCCACATGATGTAGATAAGATCATTGCTCTGGCAAAATATTATAACGATCTGTTTGACCTGCCGGAGAACCTTGTCCCTGCTGCGGCAATGAAGGAGTCGGATTTTGACTATTTGGCAAAATCCCCCACTGGCCCATTAGGATTGATGCAGATGGGCGGTGCGGCGCGACGTGAAACAGGTGTCACAAATCCATTTGATCCTGAACAAAGTCTGATGGGCGGCGCGGCCTATTATCGCCATTTGATGGATAATTTCAAAGCCAAACCCACAAATGTTAAAGAACTGAGCGCGATGTACACCGAAGGTCCAGGTGCAGGTGGTAAAATGGTTCGCGGCCTTCGCCCATACAATACGCAAGCAATTGAACATTATAAGAAGTTGCAAAAAGGTCGACAGAAAATCAATAGTTCAGATGAAATGATTGCTCTTGCGAATGAGGAGCAAGAAGTCCAAGGTAATCCAATGGAAATTGATATCCCGATTAATTTCAACGGATATAGTGAAGGTTCTTTAGAACAAATCTTAAGCGGATATGGTCAGAACGAATCTAAAGGGTTAAGTACAAAGAAATACATGGAATTACCCAAGAAGGCACGCGAAATCTTGGAACGCTTTAAGAAGCTCTATATCGAACCTTCTCCTTCGCTAGTTGAACTACCTGAAGAATTTGACGAATTGCAAGATATGATGAGTTCTGTAAACAATATCGACACTGTTCCGATTAGGTGGTAACGATGCAAGGAATTTTAGAACTTCTCGCCAATCTAAAACGCGCCAACAGTTACAGTGATCAGGCTGAAAAGCTGACTAATCACACTGACGGTTGGGAGAACAACGGTAATGGTGACGCACTGCGCCATGCCATCGCAGGTGGTTTGATTGCCCGCAACATTTCACCAGAAGCTGCGAAATCTGCCAATTGGATCCATGAAAATCTCCTCGGTCTCGGGCAACCTGATTCAGAAAAAGAAATGGATCTGGCGAACACTCAGTTCGGCATAACTTATGGCCCTTCGTTCCCATCAGATCAAGAGTTCATTGATTATCTTCACCGCGTAAAGAACACAGGTCTCCTGAAGAAAATCAACAAGTCGCATCGTTACACCGCTGAACAGGACTATTGACATGGCCGACCTTTACGACCTCCTCGCTAAGATCAATAAGCAGAACACCCTCAAAGCGCCAGATCGCAATCCGCTGATTTCAAATCAGGCGGAAATGGCGAAGAAGGTGAAAGCGTTTCTGAACAAATACGAAACGAAGAAGGTCGGCAAGATCGATTCACCTTGGAATAAATACGGTGCAGGTCACGAACTCGGTTCACTTCTATTTGGCGAATCACCCGAACTTCTTGACGACATGTCCTACGGTCTGAACCCGTTGACCTCAGGTGGTAGAACCGGGCGTCTTCCGATTCCTGACAAACGCCTGCTTGACATGCCTATCCCGACTCCTGTAGAAGGTATGCTCGGTGTTATCAAGAACAAAGGCGAAAATTGGCTGACTGGGTCGGTTGAAAATGCTTTGAAATATTTGCGACAAACTGAGGGGCCGGAAAATCCCATTGAATATATGATGAGGAATCATCCTGATATCGCTAATCCAATTTTAGATCGACCTGATAATTTCAGAAATATAATCAATACTCCTGAATACAAAAGTTACGTTAATTCATTACCTATTAATCAATGGATCGACGGTCCGCTTACAAACTACATCAAGAACTCAATGGCGACTCCGGAAGATCCGATTCGCCTGCGTGCAGATCGCCTTGCAAAAGCGGCAGAAGATCGCCTTTACGCAGCTAAAGATAAAGCATTCAAGAAGTATCCTGAAGGTGGTGTTCGTTTAGAAAACGATATCCGTCGTGCTCAAGAACGTTACGACGATGAAATGTCGGCGGCGTTGCATTATGATCCTTCATCATATACATTTAACACAGGGTTGTTGAATAAGAAAAGAGGTAATGAAAATTTTAATCCCGATGGGATGGCTTCTTCTGAACTTGCTAAAATGTGGGAGAATGCTTCAGATTCAGCGATACAACCAGATACTGCTGGAAACTATTCTAGAAACTGGTTATCTAATCAAACTCCTGAAAATATAGAAAAAGGTTACGTTAAAGAAAGTCCTAACCTATGGGTTAAAAATCTTCCTTCAGATTTGACAAAAGTTTACGAGCTTTCAGGAAATTCAGTAACCGGTTTCGACCACCTCGTCGACGAAATCGGCAACGCGCTCAGCCCGACATCCGACCTACCAAACAACCTTCGCCTCACTCCTGAAGACCTCGCAAACCCGCGCAGGAATTCTATGGAATCAATGGTTGACATGGTTGCCAAAATCAACCAACATCGCCGCCGCATGGCGATCGAAGCTGAAAAGAAAGGTAACGAAGCGATTCGTGATTATCCTGATTGGAATGTTGTAAAAGAATACCCCGACGGTTATCGCATGGTACGCCTCCCTGATGTTGCAGATTCTGAAGAAGCCTTCAAGATCGGTAAAGCCTGCGGCGAGAAAGGTGGATGGTGTACGCAAGGTGACAACATGATCCAGAACTATGGATCAGGTGAATCGCGTTTGAATCTCCTCCTTGATCCTGATGGAAAACCTGTTGCTCAGATTGAGACAACTAAAGAATATGTTGATCCGATAAATCACGTATATCATAATCTTATGGACCATGACAGACGTGTAGAGATAGATGGGTATATGGGTCTCGATGACCGTGGGGCGGTCGATATGGACCCTTGGTACGCCGCCATCAAAGACTCTCCTGAATACCAAAACTATCTTCAAGAGTCTCCGAAATTCAACATCGGTCAAATCAAAGGTAAACATAACGGCAAACCGAAAGCCGAACATATTCCGTATCTTCAAGATTTCGTGAAGTCTGGTAACTTCTCGGATGTGAGTGATTTGGATAATGTGGAAATGTATCGAAAGAATTCATTAACCCCTGACGAGCAATTGTTGGCTGACACTGATTATTTGACAATGGAGCAGATTCAACAGCTCCGTGAAGGAAAACCTTGGACCCCAATTGACACCACTGAAGATTGGTAGCCAACAAGCTCCACAACCTGCTAAACTACGTCAATATTCTTAAAGAGAAACAACATGATTGAAATCACAGATCCGATGGAAGAAATGGAAGAATCAGCAGAAGAGATACTTCCGGAACAAGAAATCGATGAAGTCGTGGAACAAGAGGACGGATCTGCTGTTATTTCACTTGATGACCTTGAAGAAGGTCCGCAGATGTTTGATGGTAATCTTGCGGAACACGTTTCTAGCAGCGAATTGTCGTATATTGCAGACGATTTGATCGAAGCGATTGAACGTGATCAGAAAGCTCGTGAGAAACGGGACAAACAATATGAAGAAGGTCTGCGTCGCACAGGTCTAGGTGACGACGCACCGGGCGGCGCTCAGTTTTCTGGCGCAAGCCGTGTCGTACACCCGATTCTTGCTGAAGCGTGTGTCGATTTCTCTGCGCGGGCGATCAAAGAATTGTTCCCCGCAGGCGGTCCGGTCAAAATTGAGTCCGATGGAGAGCTTAACCAGGAAGAAGAGAAACAAGCTGTCTCTCTTCGTAAATGCTTGAATGAGCAATTTGTTCGTAAAATGCCCGAATATCGACGCGTTTTTGAGCAAAAACTGACTCAATTACCCCTTGGTGGTAGTCAATTCACGAAATTCTACTATGACGCGTCCAAAGGGCGTATTCGCAGTGAATTTGTTCCAATTGACGATATTTTCCTTCCTTATTACGCAGATTCGTTCTACGACGCAGAACGGGTCACGCATCGTCAGTATCTTGTTGAGTCAGATTACCGTTCACGCGTAGAATCTGGTCAATACTTGGACACTGCGATCCTTGCTGCAACAGATCCTGAGTTCTCATCTTCCAAAGAAGCCAATGATAAGATCGAAGGTAAGGAACGCGACGGTTATAATGAAGACGGCGCTCGCATCGTTTATGAAGTCTACACATGGCTTGAAATCGATGACGATGAATTCACGCAAGGTGTCAAAGCGCCGTATATTGTCTCTATTGACGAGTATGACCAGAAGGTTCTTAGTATCTATCGCAACTGGGAAGAGCAAGATATTACGCTCACCAAGCTCGATTGGATCGTTGAAGACATCTTTATCACTTGGCGCGGTGCATACGGTATCGGTTTACCACACCTGATCGGCGGTTTGTCTGCCGCTGCAACAGGTTCACTCCGCGCCCTACTTGACAGCGCTCACATCAACAACGCGCCCACATTGTTAAAGTTGAAGGCCAGTCGTATCTCTGGTCAGAATCAAACGGTTGCCGTAACGCAGATTGCAGATATTGAAGGCCCGGTCGGTATTGATGATATTCGCAAGCATATCATGCCGATGCCGTTCAACCAACCTTCTCCAGTTCTGTTCCAACTTCTTGGTTGGCTGACCGATGCGGCAAAGGGTGTCGTTAGTACCGCAAGCGAAAAGATTGCTGATGCAACGTCAAATACTCCTGTAGGTACTGTTCAGGCGTTGATTGAACAAGGGGCTGTGATCTTCTCCAGCATCCACAGTCGTTTGCATTACAGTCAGGCAAAAGCGTTTGAAATTGTTCTTCGCCTATTGAAGACATATCAACCGCAGGAATTGCAGAAGTTCGGCGTTGATCCGCAAGCGGCAAATCTGATCAACGTGCGCCCTGTAAGCGATCCGCAAATCTTCAGTGAAGCGCAACGCTTCGCACAGATGCAAGGTGTTCTTCAACTTGCCGCTTCTGATCCTGAAATGGCGATGAAGTACAATAAGGTGGAACTTCATCGCTCGATGTTGATGTTGATGAAGGTCAACAATGTTGATCGTATTCTTCCGCCTCCGCCGCAACCTCCGCAACCTGTTGATCCTGCTGGTGAGATGATCGCATGGATGCAGGGTAAACCTGTTGCAGTTGCCCCGCAGATGGACCACATGGCGCACATCATGGTTCACATGAACTACCTGCGGAACTCGATGTATGGGCGCAATCCTGTCATGGTTCCCATTACTGCCAAAGTTCTTGATCACCTTGGTGAGCATCTTGGTTACTTCATGGCGATGCGTTTGGCAAACAGTGTTCAACAGTCGCAAATGGAAGCGCAACAGGTAATGCAGATGGGCGGTATCCCTGCTCAAATTCCTCCTGAAACGTTGATGGCTCAGGAGTCTGCCAATATCCTTGGTATGGATGATGAAATCGCTTTTGAAGCTGTTCAGCTGATCGAAGAGATTGCTGAGTTCGTACGCATCAATGGGCCACAAGATCCTAATATGGCTTCTGTTAAGATGACTGCAGATATCCAGCGTATGGATATTGAGCGTCAGCGCGATAAAGACTTGATGGAAGCGAAATTGAAGTCTGAGGCAGAAATGCGTCGTGCAGAAGGTGACGCAATGAAGCTCCAACTTGACGAACGTAAGTTGGTCATGGCTCAGATGGCTGAACAGATTCGTTCTGAAACCAGTAAGAATATTGAAGAAATGCGCCAAATGGTCGAACTTCGTAACAATGAAGAAGACAACCGTATTCGTCAAATGACTGAGCTGATGAAGAATGAAGATGACAACCGCACTCGTTTGCTCGTTGAGAAGATGAAAGGTGAATTCACCGCTTTCGCACAATCTTTGAACTCTGATAAAGAGCAAAAGGACAAGGAGGAGTCTCCTCAGTTGAAACAGATTGAGAAGATGTTGCAGCAAGCGGAAGCCACCAAGCAGGATGATCGCCTCGGTGTGATTATGGAAGGTCTTAAGGAAGCTATCGCTTCTGCAAGACAACCGCGAGTCACAACCGCAATGCGCGATGAAAATGGCGAATTAATTGGCGCACGTTCAGAACTCGCTTAAACTACTTGCACAATGCTCAAGGGCGTGTAAAATGAGTAAATACTTGTGGAGATACAAATGAACCCGATGATGCAACCTCCCATTGGAATGATGAATCGGCAACCTTCGCAAAATAACATGCCGGTCAGAGCACCGATGCCTCCTGGAATTCCTAATTCCCCGATGCCTCCTGCAGTCATGGGTCAATGGAGTCCTCCGCAAGCTCCCCAGTATATCAAAACGATGATTCAGAAAGGTGATACGCTTTCTGCATTGGCAAAACGTCATGGAACGACTGTAAGTTCTTTAATGTATTTGAATGGTATCAAAGATGCAGATACGATCTATGCAAATAAAGAAATAATGGTTCCTAACCCGCGTTTTCCCAAGATGCAACCTGGTATGACAATGGGTGGGCAAAACCCCGCGCTTGCTCCTGCCGGTGCTACACAGAGTATGCGTAACGGCCCCCAAAACCCGAGAGGTATGCCGCAAGAACTCGGTCCTGATCAAGTTAACGACGCTATGATGCAAATGTTACCTGCCGGAAAAGCTGCAACGTTGGGCGCTGGAGCGTTAGGTGCGTTGATGCCGAAGGCGATTCAGAAACTCGGGCAAATGGCTCCTCGCATGGCACAAGCCGGGAAAGTTGATGCAGGTATGATGCGTAAAGCGTTCGGTGCTCGCGGTGATATGCCGTTAGCAATGAATAATGTTCGCCCCACAGGTGGAAACGCTCAAGGGATGGCAGCAGCAATGTTGTCCTCACCGCTTAATCGTGTTATGGCTGGTAGAGGTAGTATCCCCGCTGGTTCAATAGATGAAGCGATGGCGAGTCTTAAAAACATCCCACCGGGTTCTTTAGATGGCGTAATGGGTGCAGGCAAAAAGGCGGCTCCGAGTCTTCTGGATGACGTTATGGCGGGGCGTAAAAACATTCCTCCAGGTTCAATTGACGACGTTATGGCGTCACGCGGAGATATTCCGGCAGGTTCATTGGACGATGCAATCGCATCTATAAATCAATCTCCGCTTGCCGAAGAACTCAAATCGATGTTGAATCATGTTGCCCATCGCAGTAGCAAGTGGTGATTGTCGTTTTTGTAAACACTACATAGAATATTTTGACATGTGCGCTTTCGGAAGACATGAATTTGTAAGCGGAAAACCTTGTCCGATCTTTCGGAGGAGAGGCGAATGACTGTCACATCCAAGCAAGCTGAAGAGCGTTATGGCGACCCGAAGAAGGAAACCTTCATGGTGCTGTTTGACGTACCTCCGCGTCTTGAGATCGGCGTCATCCCGAACCGCATCTACTGCAACTTGCACATGATCAAGCCGCTGACGGCTGCGTTCGAGAACCTGATCCAGCGCGGCAAGGTGGCAGAACTTAAGACATGGGATGGTTGTTTCAACATTCGCCAGAAACGCACAGGCGAGTCGATGTCCCTGCATTCATGGGGACTGGCAATCGATGTCAACGCAACCTGGAACCGCCTCGGTCGCCCGCCTGTTCTGTCACCTGAGTTCGTCGCCTGCTTAACTGATGCGGGTTTCGAATGGGGAGGGGATTGGAAACTCCCCGATGGAATGCACTTTCAACTTGCCGAGCTTCCTGCAAAGGGTTCGAAGTGATTCAGTTTCTCATCGCCCTCGATCAGTTGATCAACACCCTGTTCAAGATCAAGGGTGACGGGCGAGGCTTTGCCGACGAGACGATCTCGGCGCGGCTGTTTCGCTGTTACCTGCAAGGGCTGATTAGCGACAAGCCGTACCGAGCCATTGACGCGCTGTTCTTCTGGGAAGAGGCGCACTGCTACAACAGTTGGACAGCGGAACGCGAGCGCAGACAACTGCCAGGGCACTACAAATGACAGAGACGCTTAGCAACGGCCTGACAAAATTCTGGGACTTCCTGGACACTCGCGGCGTCATCCGGCGAGTCGTGCTGGGCATCGCCATCTACATGCTCTGGGTGCAAGCGAACTGGGCCAACGAGTACGCGCTGACGGCGCTGGCGCTCGGCAAGTCGGATGCGTCCATCGCGGCAATTGTCGCGGCCATTTCAGCCCCGGCAACGATGCTGGTCGGGTACGTCTTCAAGAACTACCTTGATTCGAGGGCCACATGAAATGCTCGCGTTCTGGACTTTTCTGCGAAGCCCCGTTGCGAGATACCTTGGCGCTGCTATTGCTCTCGCCGCTGTTGCTTGGGGCGCTTATCTGGCTGTTGATCATCGCGGTTTTGATCGTTGCACAGCAGAGCGCGATCTGGCTGATCTCCACGCTCAGGAAGAAGCGCACCAGTTTCTGCTCGCCGAGCAAGCCCGTGGCGATGCCATCAGCGCAGAACTTGCAAAAACCCAGGGGAAGCTGAATGCAACGAAAACGGAATACCTTGCTTACGCCAATAGCATTCACGGCCACTGCCCTGCTTCTCTCGGCTTGTTCCTCGGCACCGAAACCCTCACCCCTCCTCAACTGCCCGCAACCACCGGCGCATCTACTGACGCCGCCCCTCCCGTGGCTGCCGCTCAAATCGCAGCCAACATCGCCGAAAACAGATGGCGGTTTGAACTCAACCGCGCCCAGTGCGCCGCTCTCCTTGAGTGGCACGGCAAAGAGGCTTTGAAATGAGAGAGTTCTGTGCCGCCTGCTTCGGTGCTGCGTTCATCGCTGTGGCGTTGTACGTCGTCGTGAGTTGGGCCATCTGATGACTACCCCCGCTGACATGATCGCGCTGCTTGAGTACGCGCATCCTCACATCGCGCTGCGGATCAAGGTGCTATGGGGAATGCCGGAGTGCGCCGAGTACATGACCAAGCTGATGCTGCCGCGCCGGGTGGATCGTGTTGGGTTTGATGAGCCGACTGCACAGTCATTGGTCGCCTTGCAAGAACTTCACGCCAAGCTGTTCCCGCAACCCCACGACGTTTGGGAGGCAGCGTGACCCTCTACACCCTGTTGATCTTCGTTATCCCCGTTGCCCTGTTCGGCGCGGTCCTGTGGGCCGCGCTTGGCAAGTTCGATGACGAGATGAAGGGGTACGACAAATGAGACTTTGGTATCCACGATTTGCCAACTGCATCATCTGGGCGATTGGTATGCAGCTTACTCGCGGCGGCTGGGTCTGCTGGCGGAAGAGCACTACCGGCTGGTGGCCGCACGCTGTCTGGTCGCGTGATCGGATCGACTGGTACGAATATGTCCCGTTGAACTTCAGCGGGAAATTGAAATGGTGGCAAGTGCTCTGGATTGTGTTGTTCAGAGGTGGCCCGAGACATATTGACAGGGATGAACTCTGATGGTGACTAAACAGGAGAAGGACGATGTGGAAGCTCGGATTAATGCCGAAATCCAGGTGGAGGCGTTTCTTTCAATATTGGAAACACGGCACGGCCTTAAGTCTACGGACATACCTGCGATCTTGGACGATATGCGGTGGCTGCGTGAACATCGCAATGGCATTAACCGTGTCAGCTGGTCTGTCGCATTGGGGATTCTAGCCATCGCACTTTCAGGCGTCATGCACGCGTTATGGGAAGGCGTCAAAGCCTCCGCAGTTAAATAACTTTTAAAGGAAACAATCATGGCAACAGGTGACATCAAATGGATTTCTGGCGGCTTGCTCGCCATCGGTAACAAGATTCACAACCTCAGCAGCGACACGTTCAAGGTTGGACTGGTGACAAGCGTTGTCACCCCCGCCATTGCAGACACGGACGGACGCTGGGGCGCAGGCGGCTCAGTTAACTACGCGACCAACCAAGTTACACCGGGCGGTAACTACTCAACGGGCGGGCCGGCATTAGCGTCTGTAGGCTGGACCAATGTGTCGAATGTACCGACTCTGCGTGCCGATGACGTAGCGATTGCACAGCACGCAAGTAATCCCACCAACGCACGTTGGGGCATCATCTACAACGACACCGACGCCAGCAAACGGGCGATTGCCTTCGTTGATCTTGGTTCAGATCGCAACCTCACCACGGGCGCATTCTCCATCGATTTCGGTGGTGCTGGACGTGACGTATTGACCTTGACGCAGAGCTAACCATGACCACACTACTTGAAGAACTTACCACCGGACCGCTGGCCGCTGAACTCGCACCGCATATCGCAGCCGGCGCAGACGGCGTGGTTGCGGCCATTCTCAACCGGGCAGACATTCCCGCAAAGGGCAAAGTGACAAGCCACGACATCCGCCAATATTTGATGCTTGTGGATTTGCTGATTTCGATAGAAGCCAGCCCGCAGCCGGCTTGCGTCGCCGCAAAACGTGCGATGGAAGTCTTCCCAATCTTCGACCTCTCCAACCCGATGATTCTAGGCAAGTTCACTCAAGTCTTGGACGGTCTGGTGGCGGAAGAACTGATTCCAGATTTCACTGAAGTTCACAAACTCACGATTCTGAGTCTGGCAGATACGTTCATCAGCAGGGCGGAACAAGCAGGACTCGGTAACGTGACCATCGAACAAATCGCGCAAGCGACAAGGGGCTAAGCCATGACTACTCATACCCTAGCGCAAGGCACGCGCAGCAGTGCTGTTCTAGCACTTGGCACGCTGGCGAGTGCAACCTATGTCACGTCTTCAGCGATTGACCTTGGCGCAGCGATTCCGATTGATGTGACCTTTGAAGTTGAGGCGAATGCCAACGGCACGCCATCGGGTAACAAACAGTTGATTCTGTTTTGTAAGTTCAGCCTGGACAATTCAAACTGGGGGTCTGGCCCGGAAAGCGGAACCACGGCAACGGAAGAAGCCGACCTGCATTTCATAGGCGTGTTACCAATGGTGGATACCAACGACCACCGTAAGTTCTTTTCGATCAGCGGATTGCCAACTGCGCGATACATGAAGCTGGTAGCGAAGAATGATCTTGGTGTGGCGTTGACTTCGGGCAACGTCTATCAAGCCAATATCTCAGCTAACTCGGCGTAAGCAATGTCGTCGTTGATTTTGCCTCGGAGGTTTACGCAGCAACCGCAGGGGGCTGTTGAGGTTGCTGATAGCTTAAAAAATGGTTCTATTTTTCTGCTTAATCCTGCGTTATCTCAGCCAAATAGACACATAAATTTAGTTGGAAAAAACCCAATCACGGTAGTTGGAACGACACCAACAGCGGGTAATGTAATCACTCCTATCGGAAAAGGGCTGCAGTTCCATCCCGCTGGAGGGAGTAACGGAATTCCAGCGTTGTCTGTTTCTGCTACCGCATTGGATATAACAAAAGACCTTACCTATTTTTGGATTGGGTATCCTTCTAACGTAACGGGAACGTGTGAGCTACTAGCTAGGGGCACTGAATCAGGTAATTGGTCAATTAATTTTGGCATCTCATCTACTACTCGCGTATATGCTACTTACGTTGACAACCCACCAACGGCAGGATACACAGCAGCGTTAACAAGCCAAAGTTTTGCGATTGGTAAACTTGCTGCTGTTGCGTACCGTAGGTCGGCCAATGTTATTTCTGTTTTTGATGGCGTGGCAAAGGGTAAGGCATCAACTACAGGAACAAACGCAGGATTTAGAAATACCACCAACACTCTTGTTTTGGGTGGCGGTGGGGTAACTTCAACACCATCACTGCACGCAAAAACAGTATTTGCGTTTGCCGTTAATTACGATATACCTGATGGCGAAGTTTTTTCTATCCTCGCAAATCCCTGGCAAATCTTCAAACCCCGCAAGAGTATCCTCTATTTCGACGCCCCATCATTCCCCGTTCTATCCTCCCTAACTGCCAGCTATATCACCAGCAGCGGCGGTCGATTGACTGCGAACTGACATGCCGCAAACTTTATACATCGTCACCTATCCCGCAGGCGGCGGAACACCGTCAAATGCGCAGATCGTCGCAGGGCAGAACGCATCCGGTGCAGCAGCATCATGGGCGGGTAATGCGACGTGGACAGGATCAGGTCAGTATCTAGAGGCGACCGGGCTTTCAGCATCGACGGAATACGATAGTGCGGCCGTAATCTATGACGGCACGACGTATTCCAATGTCGTTGAGGTTAGCGGGACTTGGACGACGCTGAGTTCTGGCGTCACAGTCACCTGTACCCCCGGCGCAACCACTGCCGCAGGTATTCAGGCCGGCATATCGCAGGACATTACCCTTGCGACCAATCTTGGCAACGCAGTTGCAGCAGGTACAACAGCATCCGTCGCACAAGCTGTCGGCATCGCTTGCTCTCCCGGCGCAGCTACCGCAGCGGGCATCACCGCAGGCGTCACGCAGGCCATCGCCCTCGCCGCCACGTTAGGTAATGCCACCGCAGCGGGTACACATTCGGCAATCCAGCTAGGTTCTGACACCAACATCATCGCTGTCCCCGGAGCAGCGGTCGCGGCAGGCATACCCGCTACCGTCACGCAGCAAACAGACATCATCATCACCGCCACCGCAGGAAGTGCAACGGCAGACGGTATCAGCGCGGGCGTCACCCAAGCGATCACGATCCAGACCACCGCAGACAACGCACTGGCGGCAGGTATCACGGCAGGTATTGACCTCGCTGGCGGTATCGACATCACTTGCTCAGTCGGTGGCGCGGTCGCTGCTGGCACTGTGGCGCAAGTCCTTGTCGGGATGACGATTGGCTGTCAGGTCGGCGATGCGACGGCGGATGGCACAGTAGCGACCATTAGGTTGTCAGATGGCAGCGGCGTCACCCTATCACCGGAAGACATTGCAGCGATTGCGGATGCCGTCTGGGCACATTCAACCGCCGTAGATTTTGCAGACAAGATGCTGATCTGCTCCCGCATTCTGCGCAACAAGACAGTCACCAACCCAACCACAGGCGTGATGACCGTTTACGCCGACGATGGCACGACCCCGTATCTCACCGCTCAACTGCATGAAAACGTCGCTGAGACCCAGACCTATCGCGGTCAGGGGGCTGAAGTCAGGGATCGCCTACAATGATTGTATCCCGTGGTTATGGTCTTCCACAGGTTGGTTCAATTGTCGCCAATGGACTTGGTCTTAAACCGCTTGACGCCGCTATGCAGCATTCAGGTGTAGTGCGTTTGTGGATGCACGAATTGTACGCTCAGTCCATTGACGAAGATCATAAGAAACGTAAAATCGGTGCTTATGCTGAACAACCGAAGGTTGAAACGCCAAAAGCCGCAAAACCAGTGCAAAGCAAGCCAAAAACAGCAAAACCCAAGCCTACCAGACAGCCAGCAAGCCGTGTTGAGCAAGTCCGCCCTACCTACCCTATACCCCGCGTTGCTCAGGTTGATGTTTTAAAAGGACTGGAAGAGGTTATCAATCATCTTCCGTTGCCAAACTACAGCAAATTACTGAATCTTCCTAAGAACGTCAATAAACCTTTGGAAGAAAACGTAGTTCAACTAAAGCGCAGGAAGAAGGAAGAGGAGTGGTTGCTATTGCTCGCTGCGTGAGGTATTATAAATCATGAATGATCCTATATTGAATATATTGATAACTCATTTGAATGAGTTGAAAGAATCCATTATCAACTACCCTGCTCAGGATTATCCGTCCTATCGTGAGCGGGTCGGTCATTATCAAGGTTTTAAAGAAGCACTTGATATGGTGGCCGAAGCAATTAGTCAGGACGATAATTAACTTCTGAAGGAGAAGTGTATGTACGATGTAAATTGGGCGTTTCCAGATGTTGACTCTGGGAATCGTCCGTTGGGTGGGCGCGTATTGGTTCAGCTTAAACGAATCAAACGCACCACGGCATCAGGTATTATCCTGAACCAAGAGACTCGTGATTTTGAGAAGTACAACACTCAAATCGCCAAAGTCGTTGCCCTTGGACCCCTTGCTTACAAAGACCGCCAAACGATGCAACCTTGGCCGGAAGGCACTTGGGCTGAAGTCGGCGACTTTGTTCGTGTTCCGAAATATGGTGGTGACCGCTTTGAGGTCGCTGTTCCTAATGAGCCTGAAGAACCGATTGTTTTCATGCTCATCAACGACGTTGAAATCAGCTCTGCCATTGTTGGCGACCCGCTGAGTTTTGACCACTACATCAATAAGTGAGGACAATATGCCAGATATTGTGAGTATCAACGAAGAAATTGAAAAAGAAGTAAATGTCAACGAAGAAGGCGAAGTCGTTGAAGGTTCTACCGAAAAACCTGTAGAAGAAGGTGAGCAACTGACTTCTGAAGAGCAGCACGAAGAAGACAGTGCTCAGAATGATGAAGAACGCGAAGCGATTCGCGCTCGTCGCCGTCAGGAACGTCAGGACAAAAAGCGCCATCGTCAGGATAAGGAAGAATCTTATCGCCGCGAGATTGAAGGTCTGCGCCGTCAAGTTTCTGACATGAATGAATGGAAAAATACAGTTGAGCAGCGTCGCGTTCAGTCTGGAATTGGACAGATTGATCGCTCAATGAAAGAAGCAAACGATGCGATTGAAATTGCCAAACAAGCGATTCGCGAGGCAACTGAGACGCAAAACGGCGCAGCATTGGTTGATGCTCAAGAGCTTTACTACGCTGCCCGCAAGCGTAGTGAGGAACTCAGTCAGTTCAAACAACGTGTCAATCAGCAAATGCAACAGCGTCCTCAGCAAAACATTGATCCTTCGATTGCAAAGAACGCGCAGAAGTGGATGGATGGTAAGGACTGGTACGATCCTGTTGGCAAGAACTCGGACAGTAAGATTGCGCTGACTGTTGACAATGGATTGGCTGAAGAAGGTTGGGATCCACGCACTCCTGAATATTGGGAAGAGTTGGATAGCCGGCTCAAAAAATATTTACCGCACCGCTTTACAGGTGGTAATGCTCCGGCCTATAATGACTCTAACAGTTCACAAAGGAGGTCTCCGACAGGTGGTTCTGGTCAAGGTAAGTCTCAAGGTTCCGGAACTTTTACGCTTTCACCCGACAGGGTTAAGGCAATGAAAGAAGCAGGGATGTGGGATGATCCAGAAAAACGCAAGCGAATGACTAAGCGTTATATGGACATGGACAAACAGAATCGTAACTGAAAAGGACACTCAAAATGGACGAACGTATTAAGAAGACCCAAGATGCAACGCGCCTCACCCGCTCTGCAGAAGTGCAACCTGCCCGTGAAGCTGCTGACGCATCGCTTGTTAGCTCACAAGAACGTCGTAAGATGTTTCGTGAGTTTTCACAAGAAGCATTGCCGACCCCGCCTGCCATTCCTGGATGGCATTTTATTTGGCTTTCGACAACCAACCAATATGACCCGATTTACAAGCGCGAGCGAATGGGTTATGAGCCGGTGAAAGCAGAAGAAGTTCCGGGTTACACGAATTATCGTGTTAAATCTGGGGAATTTGAAGGTCTCGTTGCGGTAAACGAGATGTTACTGTTCAAAATCCCACAAGACATCTACCAAGAGATCATGGAAGAATATCATCACAATATGCCGCTTGAGGAAGAAGAAATGCTGAAAGCCAATATCGAAAAGATGGCTGACCGCGATTCTTCTGGCAAACGCCTCGGGTCAATTGAAGGTGATGGCATCAACTCCCTAGGTCAACGGGTAAAAACTCCTGTTTTCTCTTAATGAAAGGAATCTAAATGAGCACTTCTAACGCTCCCTTTGGTTTCCGTCTGGCTCGTCAGCCTTCGGTTCACGGCATTGCCCGTAAGTTCCCGATTGCGTCTGGTTTGGCGGTAAATCTGTTTATGGGCGATGCAGTTAAATTGATCGGCACCATCACTGGTGAAGGTTCTATTGACTTGGCAACGACTGACGGTACTCGTACCGGCACTGCCAGCACCGTTCCTGTCCTGGGTATCTTCGTCGGTTGTGAATACACTGACGGCAATGGTCGCCCTGTCAAAGACAATATGTGGCCGACTGGTCAAGTGTCTAGCGACGCTTTTGCATGGGTTATCGAAGGCGATCAGAACGAGTTTATCGTTCAAGCTGACGGTGCTGTTGTTGCTCTTGACATTGGTTCTCAAACCAATATCACTGGTTTCGCTGCTCCCGGTGGATCTACTATGACTGGTATCTCCGCCATGACTGTCTCTGCTACCCCGATCGCAGACGACGCACAAGGTCAATTCCAGGTCGTTGAGTTTGTTGAAGACGGTTCCAACACCGTTGGCGACACCTACACTCAATGTATCGTTCGTATCGCTAATCCGCAACTTGGCCGCGCCGGTCGTGTTGTTCAAAACGCCGCTGGCACCTAAGGAGAATTAGATCATGGCTACTCCGATGCGTAGTACGGATTTCCGCTCTATTGTTGAGCCGATTCTGAACGAGTCTTTCGATGGTATTTACGACCAGCGTAAGGACGAATGGAAACAATTCATGACCGAACAGTCGGGTACTCCGCGTTCGTATCATGAAGAAGTGATGCTGTATGGTATGGGTGCGGCTCCGGAACTGCCTGACGGCCAAGCTGTCACGTATCAATCCGGTGGCGAACTGTACGTTGCTCGCTACACCTACAAGGTCTTCGGTCTGGCTTATGCCCTGACTAAAGTCCTGGTTGAGGACGGCGATCACATCCGGATCGGCAACACTTTCTCGAAGCACTTGGCTCAGTCTATGATTGAAACCAAGGAAACCAACTGTGCGAACCTGCTGAACCGTGCGTTCAACAACTCGTACAAAGGTGGTGACGGTGTTGAAATGATCTCCAATGCTCACCCGATCATTGGTGGTACTCAGTCCAACCTGCTGGCTTCCGCTGCCAATCTGTCGCAAACCTCTCTGGAACAGATGCTTATCCAGATTCGTAACGCGGCCGACAGCAACGGTAAGAAGATCCGTTTGAACCCGCAGAAACTGATCATCTCTCCTGCCAACGTGTTCCAAGCTGAGGTTATCCTCAAGTCGGTCCTGCGTTCTGGCACGGCGAACAATGACATCAACGCGGTCAAGTCCATGGGTCTGCTGTCTGGTGAAACCGGCGTCGTTAGCCGTATGACTAGCAACACCGCTTGGTTTGTCAAGACCGACAATGACGAAGGTATGAAACTTCTGATGCGTCGCCGTCTTGAGAAATCCATGGAAGGTGATTTCGAGACTGACAGCGTGCGTTACAAGTCCACCGAGCGTTACGGCATGGGTTGGACCGACTGGCGCGGTATCTACGGCACTGCTGGCGTTTAATGCCACTACCTGTCGCTATTCAACACTGACGGTGCGAATCCGTGTTGTTCTCGAGTAGCATGAGAATAGCGACAGGTTATCTAATCAAAGGAGCATTAAATGACCTACTTCACAGGTGCTGTCACGATCGGTAGTCACCCTTCCGAGGACGTTACTCCCGGGAAAGGTACTGTTGTTCTTTCTCAATCTACCACAGTCTCGACCGTCGCAGGTTCTCATGCTGCGGTTAGTTCTTCTGTAACACTTCCTGCCAATTCGAAGATCGTTGCGTATTATGTCGATACTTTGGTGGCTGCGACTGGAACGATTGCCAACTTGACTACGACGGTTGGTAGTGCTGCTGGTGGCGCTCAGTATATGACGTCCACTGACTTCATTACTACGACTCGTGGTGCGGTTGCATTGACCGTTGCTCAGTTGGCTGCGATGGCTAACATTGGTTCTAATACCGATGTGTTCATTACCATTGATGCTAATGCTGCTGCGACTACAACGCAAGGCACGCTTCAGTTGACCGTCCTTTACACGATGGCTTAACAAACTCTCCCGCTCCGGCGGGAGATTCAGTTTGGAGTATCAAATGTACGCATTGGCCCCATTTTCAAACGCGCTGACCGTCACTAAATCCGATAGCACTGCGGTCAATTGTACTGCAATCTATATCGGTGGCGCAGGTGACCTCCATGTCAAAATGACTGCCGGTGGAGCAACTGTTATCTTCGTTGCACCTCCTGTCGGAACAGTTCTAAATCTTCACATGAACAACGGTCGCATTATGGCAGCGACCACTGCGACCAACATTGTCGCCCTGAGCTGATATGTCAACAAGCGGAACAGTTGGTAACACTCGCATCAGCGTAACGAAGCTGATCGAACATGCTGTCCGCCGTTGCGGGCTTTCTGTAACGCAACAATCCGCTGAAACGCTAGACATTGCCAAAGATAACCTCTTCATGATGTTGTTGGCACTGGCAAATCGCGGGTATTACCTCTGGTGTCTTGAGAAATATTTTGTATCGCTAACCTCTGATCGGGCGACGTATGACACGCCGATCGGTACAATTGACGTATCAGATTTGGTACATTCCAGACCAACCCGCGTCACAGGAACTGACACAATTGCGGTTGACAGTCACATCACTGAACTTGCTGAAGCGACTAGAATTGTTCGTTTTGGTATTGATTTTTCATTGATTACCCCTGCTGAAACTATAACGTTTTCAAGTTCAGTAGATGGTATCGCTTGGAATCCTGAGAAAACAATCGTTAAAACTGATTGGAATATTGACCAGTTGTATTGGTTCGAACTTGAAACCAACGTAACTTCTGCGTTCTTCAAGATAGAGTCTACGACCGACGATATTGCTCTGAATGACTTTTACCTTGCTAACGCGGTTTATGATTTGCCGATGGCACCGATCAGTCGTGACACATATTCAGCAATGAATAAGTACGCGCTTGGTACAAGTATCAATTACTTGGTTGAAAAGAAGCTTCTGCCGACGTTGACCCTTTGGCCCATTCCCAACAACAGTTACAATCATTTGACTATCTGGGTACATCGCCAGATTCAAGATATTGGTGTTTTCACTAACGACCTTGAAATTCCTAACCGTTGGATGGAAGCAGTTGTTTGGCAACTGGCCTTCCGCCTGTCAATGGAACTCCCTGGAATTGACCCTGCGCGTATTTCGTTGTTGAGCCAAGGTGCTGACAAGTACGTTATTGAAGCAGAACTGGATGAGGTTGACGGAATGCCTTCATACTTCCAACCTTCGATCGGTGTCTATACGTCATGAGATATTTGCCTGTCAGGACACGTGGTTCTGCGGCGATTGCAATTTGTGGGCGCTGTAGGAAAAAGGTCTATTACACAGACTTGATCAGAGATCCTAATGATCATCAATTCTATTGTGAAGATTGTGTAGATGACCTTGATCCATATCGTAAACCTGCTCGTGAACCTGAGAATATAACACTCAGTCACCCAAGACCTGATGAGGCGTTAGATGGCTGAAGCACTGACTTACGATTCATTGGTTTCCGATGTTGCGTTGTATGCTGAGCGTAGTGACGAACCGTTTATAACTCAGATTCCCAGGTTCATTATGCTTGCCGAAAACCGATTGGCTAGTGAGCTTCGCGGTCTTGGATATCTTCGCTTTGCTAATTTCACAATGGAAATTGGACAACCTGTTTATTCCAAACCTGCTAGGTGGCGTGAGACAAAAGATTTCTCTATCTTGATAAATGGTGAGCGTAAGTTCATTTATTTAAGATCGAATTCTTGGTGTCGCCAGTATTGGTCAAACACCGCTACGGTGAATGTTCCGGAATATTATTCCGATTACGATTACGAACATTTCTATATCGTCGGCACACCTGATCAAGCGTATGTCGCTGAAATATCTTATCATGAACGTCCAGAGCCATTGTCTGAATCAAATCAAACGAATTGGACAACTCAGTACGCTCCGCAACTCATATTATATGCTACGTTATTAGAAGCACAGCCATTCTTGAAACTTCCTGAGAAACTCCAAGAATGGCAAGCAATGTTCGAAAGATCTGCTCAAGCATTCGCACATGAACAACAACTGAGGGTTCAATGATGGCAGGATACACCGACGTACTGTTTAATGAAGCGATACCTTTAGCTGAATCTTCGTACGCTTCGTATTCGTTAACTGAGAACGAGACCTTTCAATGGCCTTACAATTACTCAGGGGACGAACACGTTATATGTAAACTCATTGACGTAACGTGCTCAGCAGGGGTCGTTGTAACTGCGCCCGCTGCGAATCAGGTTTCTAAAGGTGAGTCGTTCATAGTCAGAAATATTGGTTCTGAACTGCTAACAATTCTTAAGAACGACGGCACGCCTCTGGTCACAGTTGATTTCGGTAAGACCACTTTCATATATGTCACAGACAATAGTGATGTCGGGGGTAATTGGGGCATAATTGAATTTGGAACAGGTGTTTCCGCCGCCGATGCTGTTTCCCTTGAAGGTTACGGACTCACCGTCATCGGTAGTGTCCTAAACTCTGCATTCCCCTCGGAGACACAATCTTCGAGTTGGACCATTGACCAGTATGACCGGGCAAAAGCCTTCATTTACACGGGAGGAGCTGGAACCCTAACCCTCCCCGCCTCAGCCACAGTGGGTGACGACTTCTTCTGTCTGTTGCGTAATGCCGGATCTGGTACACTGACCATTGACCCTGATTCTACTGAAACTGTTGATGATCAGGTCACCCTCCAGATCAACCCTGGTGAATCACTGATTCTGGTATGCAATGCGGTTGAATGGTACACCGTTGGATACGGTCGCTCAATGTTGTATCAGTTTACCCAGTTGACCAAAGACCTGACTGCTGGTGGAACCATCACCTTGTCCGACAGTGAGTCTAGCAACAAACTGTTCAAGTTCACAGGTACTCCTGCTGGAACTGTGAACGTAGTGGTTCCTGCGGTGGTTGCAGTCTATTACGTTTACAATGCCTTTTCCTCGGCTCAGAGCATTAACCTGAAGACCGCTTCCGGAGCCTCTGCCGCCATTGGACAAGGTCAACGCGCCATTGTATTCTGCGATGGAACCGATGTTCTGGCCGCTCAAACTGCTACGATTAGTGGTGATCTTAGTTTGACCGATGGCACAGCGGCTTCACCCTCACTAAAATTCGCTACATCCACTAACACTGGACTACACAAGTATGGCGCGTCCGGACTGGGGTTCTCCGTAGCAGGTTCCTTGGCAGGTTTCTTTGGGACGGCAGGTTTCACGGTTTCTTCCGGGTATCTTCAACTCCCATCCAACACATCCCCAAGTCAAACCGCTGAGGGGGCGATGGTTTGGGATAATGATTCTGACTTGTTGGTAATTGGAACCGGGGCAAGTCAGAAAACAATGGTGGATACGAGCTCCACTCAAACCGTCGCGAATAAAACCCTCGCCTCTACAAATATGACTGTTGACACTAGGATTAGTGGGGTCCTAGTTTTACCATCAGGAACTGGGGACATTGGGGAGGCGGTAACTCAGTGGAACAGTTCTACTGACCACCTTACTATCGGATCCGGATCTGCGATTAAGACGCTAGTCAATGCTGATGATGTTATTGCCATAGCTCAAGGTGGAACCGGGCAGGCTTCTAAGACCCCCGCCTTTGACGCATTGGCTCCTACTACCGCCAAGGGTGACTTGATTGTCTACAACGGTACTGACAACATCCGATTGGCTGTTGGAACCAACGGACAGTTTGTATCTGCTGACTCTGCTGAAGCTTCTGGACTTAAATGGGCATCACTACCTGCCGGCGAGGTCACACTGACTAATGCTGTAACCATCCAGAACAAGAAGCTCCAAGACTCCATCCTGATCAACTACGCAGAGTATGACAACGGAAACAAGACCGGTGCCACTGCTATCGCTTGGGTGAATGGTCAGCGTCAGAAGATGGCAATGACTGGAAGCTGCACCGTCACATTCGATTGGACTGGGTGTGAGGCTGGAACCTATATCCTGGTCGTGAGTATGACCAATAGCTCGGCCTATACGATCACCTGGAGCACTGGAACTCCAGCATCCACCAGTTGGATTGCTAGAACCTCTGCCCCGTCTCTTTACACTGGGGGATCCGGTCGTAAGACTATCTTCTGCTTCTACTACGACGGAACAAATGTAATCGGTTCTGGGGACAAAGTGGGGTCCGTATAAATGGCGACTGCAACACTTTATGCTGACTCCCTTTACACTACATCCTCCAACTGTGGAAACAATTTGGGGAATTACATAGCCCAATTTTACACCTGTGATGTAAGTGATTATAGGTATTTCGATGTAACTTTCTCGGATTGGGATTCCATTCCTATCGGATCACATATTACGTCTATACAGGTTACAGCCACGGGGTACACAACGACCTCGGGTCTAGCCTACCCTCCACGTGGAGCGATCTATACAGCGTGTGGAGATTGGGAAACGGTTATCAGCCCTAATCCAATAGCTAACGGTGTTGGATATTCTGGTGTTGATTATGTTGATATTTATCATACTGGATCTGAACCGAATGGATCCGGTTACGCATTAAGGATATATGTCATAAACCAGGAGGGTTTTTACTCCTCGGATGGCGGGTTTACAAACCCACAATTGATTGTCACGTACACCGAACCCCCGGCGTCACTCTTACTAAGGGACTGAGATGTCAAAACATTTCTACCATGAAGAACTTGGGTTGCATACCGAAACCCCGTTTCGTAACTTCTTCTCAAGTATGTCACTCCCGTATGAGCTGAATGATGAGGTTGTTAGAAACCTCGGATGGCTTCCGGTGGTTCGTGAACCTCGCCCCGAGGATGATGAGGTTCAGTCCTTCGTTCCTTATAACCGGGTCTCAGGAGAGAACTACGTATTCGGGTGGGCACCAGTTCCTCACACACAAGAGAAACTGGATAGCATCGCTAAGAGTAAGGTCAAGAAAGCCAATGCCAGAGAAGTGAAGGAAGACCTCCAAGTCCAAAATTTCCTGGATAAGACCCCGGCTCAGATGAATCAGTATATTGAGAATCAGGTGCTCGATATTGAATCTGCCAAGAAAATCATGAAGCTGATGGGTCGTGTTTTACTGGTCATTGCCCGAAATGTCAATGAATGAACTCTCATCTGATATTCGCCAAGAGGATAAGTTCCCCTCAAGGGATTCCCGCGTCTGGCAGGATTCTCAAGAGAAGATCCGTGAGGTCTCTGGCGACTATACGGTTTCAGCCGATGACGATTACCTGCTAGTAGATGCTACGTCAGGTAGTATTGATATAACTCTACCTGATGCCATCAGCCGTAGAAAATTAACCATCGTTAGAGTAGCAGGAACTAACACGGTCGTTTTGCTCCCGGTAGGTACGGATACCATCGACGGAAGTGTTAGCAAAACGATCAGTTCTTCTAACAACCCTGTATATCTTAAGGGAGTTCCTGGTGGGTATGTGACCTCAGCCACGGGTGCAACACTAGGAGCGAACACGTTCACTGCTACTCAGACCATCCAGGGTAACTTGGCGTTTGACGGCACTGGTAGAAGGATTACTGGCGACTTCAGCAATGCGACTATTGCTAATCGTACACTGTTTCAGACGAATTTAATAAACGGATCTACCTCTGTAGGAGCCGTTCCGAATGGAACCAATGTAAATGCTCAATTCATTGCGTTTTCTAACAGTGATCCTACTAATTCTTCCTTAATAAACATTACAACAGCATTAGGGTCCGACGTTAGATTAACATCGGGGGCTACCGGAACCGGAACATCGCTCCCATTGACCATCTACACGGCGGGTGCTGAGAGGGTAAGGATTGATACGAGTGGGAATGTTGGGATTGGACAAGCACCAGTGGCAAGGCACAACGTAGTCAATACAACTGCGTCCACAGATGCCTTCTCGCTCTACCAGAACGGCTCTACCGGATTAAGTGCTTCCGATGGTTTCAAGGTTGGTGTTGGGTCGGACAACCTAGCTTATATTTGGTCGTTTGATCTTAACGACATTAAGTTTGGGACATCCAACACTGAGAGGATGCGGATAGCGTCATCTGGCTATGTGGGGATCGGTGGAACTGCATCAACGAAACTCCAAATATATTCTTCCGCAAACACAGGTTTATTGGTTTCATCCACAGATGGAACTACCTTTAAAGGGATTATGTACAACACCAACGACACCCAATTAACAGTTGGTACGGTGACTAATCATCCACTTGTTTTATATACAAATAATACCGAGAGGGTGCGGCTCAATTCATCCGGTAACCTCCTAGTCACCCATCCCGCATCACTAGGCTACGGGGTAGGCGCAGGTGGAACAGTTACACAGGCTACAAGCAAAGCTACGACGGTGGCGCTAAATAAACCCTGCGGCACTATCACAACACACAATGCTAACTTGAACGCTGGTGCATCGGTTACCTTTTATTTTCAGAACGACCTTATTACAACAGGCGATGTATTGATACTATGCCCAAGTTGGACTGCAATAAGTCCAACAAACTATAATATTGAAGTGGTAGGTTATGGGTCAGGAACTCCGAACTTCTTCATAATAAAGATAACCAATATTTCAGCTACTAACCGAGCGGAAGTAATTACCATACCTTTTGTAGTAATTAAGGGGTACAGTTCGTGAACACACTAAAACAAGTAATCCACTATCCAGATACCAATTCAGTTGAAGCAACTTGGATTGATGAAAATAACATTCAAATCAAATGTCACTCCTATGCTGATGTTCAAATGTATTTGTTCCGTGCTGATGCTTTGGAACTAGGTACACCCTTAACAGAATATGAGGAAATGATTGCTTTGGTAGAAGCCAACATTGTTCCTTATGTTGAGCCTCCTCCTATTATCCCTGAAGCAGTCACTATGCGGCAAGCACGGTTGGCTTTATTAGGCGCGGGGATGCTTACCTTTGCGAATGACGCTATCGCTGCGATGGAAGGTGTCGAGGGGGAAGCTGCGCGGATTGAGTGGGAGTACGCCCACGAAGTGCGCCGAGATGCACCTCTGGTATCAGGTATGGCGTCTGCTCTTAGTTTGACTGAAGAACAACTTGATACATTGTTCCTTACTGCTCAGGGGTTATGAGATATGTCTGATGTAAAGAATCTGGTCTCCCTCCTCCCCAAACCCGGAGTTCAGCGGGATGGAACGTCATTGGACTCAGATCAATACACAGATGGTCAATGGGTGAGATTCCAGCGTGGACGTCCACGTAAGATGGGTGGATTCTTTCGCATATCAGACCGTATGCGCGGCCCAATCAATAACACCTATGTCTTCTCTGAAGAAGGTATTCATTACATCAGTTCTTTCTCACCATCTGGAATTGAGGGTATTGGTGTAGATGACAATGGTTTAGGAGGCGCAGTAGCTGATCGGACTCCGTCAGGTTATACCAGCATCGAGGGCGCACGTTGGTCGGTAGATTCAATGTTCGATGCTGCCGCAGGTAGTCAGAAATCCATTATCCTGACCACCCCAACAGTTCCAAATTCTTCAACCGAACAGGCTGTGTATTGGGCCGATGCGAGTGACCTCAGTCAATTTGTTGAAATTACCGACGTCAATGCGGTGGCATCAGGTGGGGTATTCTGTGCCCCACCCTACGCAGTTCTATATGGAACTGATGGTAAAGTGACTTGGTCTAATCAGAACGAGCCGCAGAATTACACCACTGGGGATGCTGGTACAGCGCGCGTCACGGGGGCAAAGATCGTTCAGGGTTATTCCATGAGAACCGGCGCTGGTCTGGGCGGGCTACTTTGGTCACTGGACGCAGTTATCCGTATGGATTACATTGGTGGTCAGGCGGTTTTCCGGTTCCAGAAACTATCACAGTCAGCATCGATATTGACTCAGAACACCGTGGTTGAATACGACGGAATGTATTTCTGGATAGGTAATGATCGGTTCCTGATGACCGATGGTTCCAGGGTTGAGGAGCTACAGAACACCTGTAATTTGAATTGGTTCTTTGATAACCTGAACCCAGCGAATAAGAACAAAGTTTGGGGAATGAAGATTCCACGATTCGGGGAGATTTGGTGGTTCTTCCCATTTGGTGAAAACACTGAATGTAGTCATGCTGTAATCTACAACATTCGTGAGAAGACTTGGTATGATGTAGAACTTCCACGTTCAGCCGGATTCCATGCCCAAACATTGCCGTTTCCCCTGATGTATCAGTCGGTAGCTGACAACTTGGTTAGGATAACATTGTCTGGTGTCACCGGATCATTCACTGTAGAAGATCTAGTCAAAGGTGCAACTTCTAAGGCCGTGGGTCAGATCATGAGTATTGTTGGATCTAACTACTATGTCAAGTTGGTTTCTGGTACATTGTTACATGCTGAAGTCATCAGTAACTTAACTATCACGGGTTCAGCAACCATTGATACTCTGAACTCAACCTATAGTTTGTTTGGACATGAACGTGGTAAAGACAAAGTTGAGGGTGAGAGCATCACTGCTATCGACAGCTATTACACTACCCTGGACTTTGGTATGCCCACTGGTGGACTTGATCCGCAGGCATTACAGGGAGCAAACCGTTGGACCCGCATCACCCGTATCGAACCTGACTTAGTTCAGGTCGGTGAGATGACGGTTGAAGTGTTGAGTAGAGAATTTGCCAACTCCCCTGAGATAGCAGTTGTATCTGAACCATTTCAACCCACCACTGAAAGAATTGACATAAGAACCCAAGCTAGACACCTCAAGTTGAGATTCCGATCTAATACTCAAGGTGGTCATTACGAAGCAGGGCGCACACTGCTTCATATTGAAGTCGGTGATAACAGGACATAATATTGTTTACAACCCGAGTAACAGTTGCTACAATGTAACGAGATGAATTAGGAGTTGCCCGTGTTATCTTTCGACGAATGGCAGAAGTCGCAGCAACAACCGGCGCAAGCGCAACAACCTCTGTCATTCACTGATTGGCAACAACCTATGTCGCTCCCTGATTGGGAATATGACTATGCGTATGACCCCGCCAAAGGTGTGACCCAGAACGATCTGTTGGGTGACTACTACGGCAAACTCTCCAACGAATATCTTCCTCAGCTAGATACGTTTGCTCAGCAGAATGCTGGACGAATGGTTGCGTTTGATCCTAACAAATTCAAATCCATCGAGGATTTTGGATGGGGTGATAGTCGGGGAGATCTTCGTGGAGATTTGATAGCAGACGGTTATTACATCGGTGATCAATTCACAAGTTTTAGTTCTAATCCATGGGATGGTTTTGCTGAAGATAGACAAGTTGGAACAGGTCCGTATTATCAAGATGCTGATGGAAAATGGCAGCAGTTTAATTCTGGATATGACCCCTCAACAGGTAGAAGAATAGACGAATGGAAAAGGTATTCTGATTCGTTAGCCGACGGAACATTGCTTCATTCGGGTTATATGGACGAGTATGGTTCTTTTCAATCTACCAAAGAACTCGGAGCATTCCGTAACGCCAGTGAAGAACAACGGTTAAAAGATATCATTGTTCAGGATGGATCCTACAAAACGGGGAACAAGGGTTATCACGACTTCATGAGTTCTCAACAACTTGTTGATGCCTCTAAGAAAGGCGATGAGAAGTGGAGTAAAGATTATGCCTATGAAGAATCTATTGCACCACTGCTGAATGATCCTAATTGGGTTCAGCGGGATGAGTCTGGGAATATAACAAATATCCGAGCAGAACTATATCCTTATCTAATGCGTCAAGCACTAGGCGATGAATATAGCGGCATGTCTCGTGGGGGTACAAAGAGGTCCGGTGGTTTTGGTGATGTGGTCAAAGGTCTGGTATTAGGTGTCGCTACTGGAGGACTAGGTTTGGCCGGAGCAGGGGCACTCGGTTTGGCCTCGGGTAGTCTTGCAAGCGGTCTGACAGCAGGCGCTATTTCCGGCGGACTATCATCTGCATTGACTGGTGGCGATGTTCTCAAAGGCGCTTTGACGGGTGGTGTCACTGGTGGTTTGACAAAGTTCGCAAGTCCTTATGTTGGTAGTGGATTGAATAACATGGGTGTTACAAACCCATTGCTTAACAAAACTCTAACCGGGGGTATAATTGGCTCCGGTGTAAGTGCTGTAAAAGGTGGAAACGCAGGAACAGGTTTCTTGACAGGTGCGACAAATGCACTTGGTCAACAATTAGGAAATCAAGTGTTCGGTTCCGACAAGTCCTTTGTAAAAGATCTAGCTGTCAACGCCGGTACAGGCGCAGTCAATTCAGCTATCACCGGTCGCAAATACGACCCATCTTCGTTGATTAACGGTAAGAATTTAATGTCTTTTGCTGACTGGGTCAGCTCTCAGAACGGGTGATAAAATGGATGACTATGGTGATCTTTTCGGCGGTACTTACGAACCTGTAGATTACAGTTCTTCAAATTGGGTACCTACCCCTTGGGATACACCTCAAACTTACGACGGACTGTCACTTACCCCTGTTGATTGGAGTCAGACGACACCTGAGCAAGAAGGTGTCGGTGTTGGTAGTTTTGGAGATTATTCGTACGATGAAGTCCTTGGGTCAATGTTTGCACCTGAATCTAATGCGAATCAAAGTACGCTGAGCAAAATTGGCAGTTTCCTTGGTGACAACTGGAAAGGTCTTTTGGCAACAGGTGTCGCAGGATTTGATGCGTATAATCGTTACGATCAACAAAACGATAAATCCGCACAAGACGCCTTAACTGCAAACTCAACTATCCTCGGTAACGACTTCCGTAATTACTCGGGAATGACTTCCGGTGCAAGTGATCAAACGACTAAGGCGCGTGATAATGTTCTTGTCGAAGATTATATGGCTAGACAAGCATTAAGAGACGAAGTTCAACGGAGTATTTTAGAAAAAGATGGTGTCAACACAGGTGGTCTTTCTGCAATAATGAAACAATTGAACCCTGGTTACGCGGATAGAACTTCTAGAGTCGCGGGTTACGAAAATAACTTCAATCAGTATGCAGATGACTTACTCGGTGTTCGCGATGTGCAAGGTAATTATGACCGTCTAAAGTTTGCTCAGCCACAAATTCAAACGATCGCACCAACTTCACCAGTTCAAACGGAAAATCCATTTGCAAGCCTACTATCGGGTATCCCTGAAGATGTAGACCCTGCACTTTCTTCAGCGTATATGTCCTACCTCAATTCCTTTGGTCAGGGTTAATCATGGCACAAATCCAAGACGCCTTCCAGTACAGCAGTCAGTCCAATAGTTCAGGTAGTTCTTCAACTGACCAGCTTCCGAATTGGTATTTGAATGCTGGGAATAAGTCTACTGACTATTTCAATAAACAACTGAACAATCTTCCGACGCAAGGTTATCAGGGTGATCGCTACGCCGGTTTGTCTGGTCTACAGCAGTCGGGTATCGGACAAGGTCAGGGGTACATTGACCAAAGTCAACCGATGTACGGTCAGGGTGCAAACATGATGGGTCAGGGTGGAAACCTGATGCAAGGGGCATACAATCGCTTGAGCGGTGCTGGTCAGTATGATCCTGCTCAGATGCAACAGCACATGAACCCGTATTTGAACGGCGCATTGAACACAATGACCAATCTGGCAAATAGGAACTTGACTGAGAACGTTATGCCCGGAGTAAACAGTACCTTTACCGGGGCAGGGCAGTTTGGCTCTACACGCAACGCTGATTTTATGAACCGTGCAATTCGTGACAACCAAGACAGTATCAACAATGCAGCGGGGACAATGTTGAACCAGTCTTACGATCAAGCTGCAAATGACTATCTGAACTGGGATAAATCTGCCATTGACGCAGGTCAGGCGATGGGTTCTACTGGTCAGAATATGGGTGCGCTCGGACAAATGATGGGCCAATATGGTATCACTGGTCTGAACACTGGTATGAACCTTGGTCAAATGTCACAAGCTGATCAACAGGCTGCACTTGATGCACAGAAAGCTCAATGGACTGAGAACTACACGTTCCCGAACGATGTTTACGGTGGTCTTTCTAACGCCTACAACACCTCTGTCGGACGTCTTACCAATCAAGGTTCCATGTCTCAAAGTTCTAGCGGATCGAATACTTCGTATCGTACTGACAGCGGTATCACTGTTTAAGGAATCAAAATGGCGTCTCCTTTGGATATCTACGCAGACCTGCAAGAGGAATACGGTCGCCTCACGCAAGAGGAATTGGCTAACCGCGCAGCGCAAGTCAGTTCCCTTGGTGGCGCATTGTCGCAGATGAAGTCTGCTCGTGGTTCCCGCCTTGATCCTCAGTTCTCAGCTTTGATTGGTGCGCTAGGTGGTGCTTTCCGCAACAATACCTCTGCCGGTGCAGAAGGTCTGAAGGCGTACAACGAAGCTCAGGCACAACTCGAAGCCGATCCGGTTAACGAATACAATGCCGTCGGCGGTTATTTGACCAAAGAGACCGATCGTATTACCGAACTCAAGAAAGCCCTTTTGGCAGGTATGAAGGGGTTGAAGGCAGATCAAGGGAATGGTTGGAGAAGTGATTTCAAAGTAATCGGTAACGCAGGCGTTGCTTTCAATCCGAACACAATGGAAGTAGAAGAGATTTATCGTAACGAAGCCAATTCGCCTTTGTATGGCAGAATTTATGATGAATTCTTGAAGCAATCTTTGAAACCTGAACTTCGTTTTGAAGGTCCTGATGCAGATGAAAAACGTCTGGCATGGGTGGCAAACAAAACTGATGCCGCTATGAAAATGGCTAAAGCTACTGACAAGACTCGTATCGGTAGCCCTGATCCTTACCCGACTGACGGTGGTGTTCATCGCCCTGGAATGGACCCTAACACTTTGCCGAAACCTGTTCAGTTCAGCTTTACACCTGATCAAATCGCTAAGTTCAAAGACCCTGCTTATTTGGCGCATGTTAGAAAGTCAATGTTACCTGAAGAAGCAGCACAGTTTGACGCATGGTTGAAAGCGCAGGCTCCTACATTGGCGCAACCCGCTGGCCCAGTGAGCGGTGCTCCTGCTGCAAAAGCGGCAAGTGGTGGTCCGGAGTTAATGACTCCTGAAATTCTGAAGATGAAGGAAGAGCAGTACAAGAACTACGCTAAGGAACACGCTGCTGATAAGGATGCACTCAAGTCTTCTTTGAGCATGATACCTTCAATGAGCGTGATGAAAGCCATCCTTAGTAACAAAGACATGCGTATGATGAGTGGTCCGTTGCATGAGAAATTGGTTGCCGGTGCGGGTTATTTGAACTATCTTGATCCTGACAGTAAGTTTGTCAAGGTAGGTGATGATGTGCCGACATACTTCTCCAATATGATGAACTTGGTTCGTGACAAAATTCAAGCTCTTGGTTCAGGTACAGCAGTGTCTAACCTTGACTTGATCGTTACGCAAAAGTCCGTTGGTGACCTTCGTAACAATCCTGAAGGTAACAAGAAATTGCTCGCCATCATGGACTTGCAGAATGCCACTTTGAATGAGAAGTTGGGCAAAAAGATTGGTTACTTTGAATCCAATAAGAACGGATATGAAGGTTATGATCAGGTTGCGATAAAGAACGCGGATGAGCCGACGCACATTATTCGCCGTGATCAGAACACTGGGAATTATTACGTCCAGAACAAATCTGATTGGGTCAAAGAATGGTCTGCCAAGAAAAAGATGAAACCTGAAGAAATCGTTAAGTATTGGAAGAACGAAGCCAATGACGCTACGGCGAAATTGGTTGACGGTACTTCTATCAAGTTCGGAGGTCGGTAATGGGCTTTACATCTGACGAAGACTTTGCTTCAACAATGATTAAACCTGAAGGTTTGAAACAAGGGTTTACCACTGAAAAAGATTATGGCGCTCCGACCAACGATGCGAATTTGAACGTCGCAAAAAGTCGCGGACGCATGTCTTCGTTTGGTACAGGTGTCGGTTACGGTACAAAGCAAATCAAGAACGCTTTAGAAGAAGCGTATCTGAAGTTTGTTGGTACTGACCAAGAACGTGAAGACTTGCAGAAAGAAATCGCGCATGAGAAGGACGTTTACGGGCGCGTCACCTCTAAATGGAATCCAAATGCAGGGTACATGAAGGGTGGTAACACTGCTGCTCAGGTTGGATTTGGCATGGCACTGCCGACTGCACAATCAAAAACAATGGGTGCGCGTGCGTTGGTCAATGCACTTATCGGCGGTGGTTACGAAGGACTGACCACATCAGGTTCTTTTGGTGACCGTTTGGGTGCTGCTGGCCTTGGCGCTACCGGTTCTGGAGCAGGTTCCGTTGGTATGGATTTGATTGCCAAGCGTCTTAGCTCTTGGTTGGGAAAAAGTACGCAACCTGAAGCAATCGCTCGTCGTGACGCAATGGTTCGTAAAGGTTTTGAACCTCGTATCGGTGATATTGCAGACCCCCATACCGCAACCTTACTTAAATCTGGCGAGAACCTGTTGGCTGATACCACGTTGGGCGCAACAAAGTTCACCGATGATATCGCTGGTATCGAACGCATGATTGTTCCAGATCGTGCAACAGGTATCAATGCGCTGACCTCAATCGGTAAAGAAACTGAAAAAGGTGTTCGCGCAGCTTCCAATGTAATGTGGGAACCGTTTGAACAAGCCATTCAAGGGAATGTTACCAAGGTTCGCCCCGTTGGTTTACATGAATCATTAAATAAGATCCTTGTTGAATATCCGCAAGTGTTTAGTCAGACCAATATCCCAAATCAAATTACTCGGGATAAGCTGATGAACATTGCAAGCATGGATCCTAAGAAATTGCAATCTATTCCAATAGGTGAATATCATGATCTTCGCAAAGCGTTAGGTGCAGTCACGGCCAATGTAAAGATCAAGGCCACCCCGATTGCAGCAGGGTCTCCCGCTCCATTGGATAAGAAAGCTGTAGGGATGGTTAAAGATCTTTACCGCAAAAGTTCAGAGGACATTGACCGTTGGGGTCGCAACGGAAGTAATCAAAAAGCGCATCAGCTTTTCAGCAAGGCCAATGAAGAGTACAAGAACGTAATCCTTCCTTGGGAAGAGAACACTATTGCCAAAGGGTTGAAAGAAGGTCCGGATAAGTTCGGTACAAAGGAAACCGCCCAATTGGTCAGTGGTGGAGATCGCCTTGAAGCCAATGAGGTTAGAGACCTTATCAAGAAGTTCGGTCCGTATGGTGAATCTGATGCGATTGATGTGTTAACAGGTATGAGTCGTCAAGGGCAAGGTGTTACAGGGCATGATCCAATTCTTTCTGGTATGGATGTGACCAGAGGTATCTTGGCATCACCATTGGCAATGGCTTCGCGAATGAAACCTGTTCAAGATGTTTACTTTGGTGATCCACTGCTTGGCAGTAAAGCGATGAACACTGCTCGCCGTGCAGGTATGGGTTACGCAAGAGAACACGGTGATGTTCCATTAGTTGGTGGTTTGGCACTTTACGATCTTTTGTTTGGTGGCGGTGAAGACGGCGATCGTAATTCTGACGAACCGGGTGTCAATATGCCTATCAGCAGTGCAAATCAAATGGGCACAAGGTAACTTGAGCAAAGTGCGGTAGGCTACCATAGCTACCCACTTGCTCAAACCCTGCTGCTGGCCGTCTCCTGGCCTGCTACAAAGCAATTTAGCGCCCGTTTTGCCCTGTGTTTACAGGTTACACGGTAAGGCGTCATTTAATTTGTAAACATTCGTAAGGTCAGATGTTTACAACCTTGCTCAACAACCCTACAGTGTAGTGCCGATTTAGCATATAGGGTTTATTGCATTGCAACAAAGCATTAGGGGTTAGCTAAGTTTATTGCCACCAAAACATATTGCAAAATAAAAAGCCGGCATATATTACTAGCCTAACTTACTAAACATTGGTGTAAGTGCTTGTTTTTATTGGGCAGTTCACTAAACACAAATCGATCACTTTAACGTTAGCGTGACAGCATAAGCAAACGCTTATATAGGTATGCTTAAATTGTCGTCTTAGGAGTTTGTGCACTGCAACAATTGTAATGCTTTGGTTAATGAAACTCACTCTGACGCGGGATAGAATATTATATAAATATTTCTTGAGAATTGAGACGATATGGGTGGTCGAAGGACGATTGTTTGAGCAACTGTTGCTGCGACGTTTGGTTGCAATGACAATTGTTTTGTGCCACAATTGGCTTACTGTTAATTAACAGTATCGTAAAACATAGGTTAAAGGAGAAGTTATGTTACCGAGTTTTAAATTTGGTCCGGTTGTATTGGTGATTATCGCAGCTATATCAATTGGATATTATGCAGGACGTAATTCAATAAAACAGATTGATCGTATATGCCCTGAGCAGAAGGCGAAGTTGATAACGTCAAGTCATTCAAATGCTGGTACGATTTGTGTCTATCAAGAACCTTGGAAGAACAAAGGTAAGATCAAGAGGATTGAACTATGATTTTCAAACGTAAGCCGCGTGACTATCAGCTTGAAGACTTTGAACGGTCAAAAGACCTGCGAAACTTCGCCCTTCTATTCGAAATGGGGTTAGGGAAATCCAAGGTAACAAATGACACTGCGTTGCACTTATACAGCAAGGGGAAGATCAATGCTGTTGCGATCATTGCCCCGAAAGGTATTCATGCAAAATGGGCCAAGGAAGATTTTCCTAATGACTTCCCAGATGGATTGGAATACCGTGCCGCCGTTTGGCGTTCTGGTAATCAGAAGTCAATTGATGAATGTGAGCGATTATTCAACCCTGGTGAGCGACTTCGCATACTTTGTATGAACATTGAGGCGTTGAGTCAAGACAAAGGTCCTGCTGAAAAGTTCCTGATTCGCTTTCTTGACTCGACTGATTGCATGTTGGTTGTTGATGAGTCTGATACTATCAAGAATCCAGATGCCAAACGAACAAAACGCTTGCTCAAATTGGGTGACAAAGCATCTTACAAGCGGATATTGACAGGTACTCCGATCAATAACTCGGTTTTTGATCTGTATTCGCAAATGACCTTCCTTGACACTGACATCTTTGGTCAATCGTTTACGAGTTTCAAGCACACTTACGCAGAAGTTCTGCCTCCGACACATCCTACAATGATGGCAATCATGCGGAAAGGTGCGCGTTTTGCTCCAGTGCTGGTTGAAAAGGATGTTGACGGTAAGCCGAAGTGGAAGAATCTTGATAAGTTGAAAGAGGTGATGAAACCGTATGTCGCAATACGGCTCAAGAAAGACCATTCAGATCTCCCTGACAAAGTATATCAGTCAATTTATTATGATCTTGAACGTCGGCAGCGCAGATTATACGATGAATTAAAGCTCAAAGCGAAGATCGCACTTGAAGATGATACGGTGACTGTCCTGCATAAGATGACATTGATCATGCGTTTGCAGCAAGTTTTGTCAGGTTATCTTCCAGGTGATACGACTGATGATTTGATTCCATTGTTCAACAATCCAAAAGACAATCCGCGCATTGAAGCTCTATTGACCTTGCTTGAAACAGTGAGCGGTCAGGTTATCATTTGGTGTCGCTTTGTTGATGAAATCAAACAAATTGCCAAACTTCTTGGTGACGAATGTATCACCTACTTCGGTGAGACTACGAATCGTGAAGAACGCATTGAATTGTTCAAGACCGGAAAGGTTCGCTACATGGTTGCGAACACTGCGGTCGGCGGAGCAGGTTTGAACTTGTCAAACAGTGCGACGGCTGTCTACTACAGTAACGACTTCAGTTATCGCAACCGCGCTCAGTCGGAAGACCGACAACACCGCATCGGTCAAACTGAAACTGTGACCTGTATTGATATCGTTGCTGATAATACTGTTGATGAGCATATCACCAAGATTCTTCGTGACAAGAAGGATATCAGTCATGAAATGATGACGTTATAACGCCGCTTGCATTGACCTGTAATAGTGGGTAAACTTGCTGCACTTACTAAATTGTTTATAGGGTAACAAAGTGTCTAAAGTGTACTGCGTGACTGAACCGATCACTTACCGAGATGGTAATCCAGTTCCGTTATTTGATATTACGCCAGCGATTGAATATGGTGAGATTGAGATTTTGACTCGTCATAATCAGTCGATGCAATTCAGCGTTCCAATGATTAGAAGTTTGCGCGACAAGTTGAAGGATTTCAATGACAATGATTTCATTCTTCCTGTTGGTGACCCGATAACTATTGGAGCAGTCTGCGCGGTTGTAGCTGATATCAATGGTGGTTATTACAAGGTGCTCAAGTGGGATAAGAGAACTCGCAAGTACATGCCGATTGAAATTCAAGTGTGGGGTAGTCAACTTTCTTAATATAGGTGCTATAATGGAAAAAGAATTTACGTTGAAAGACTTGATTTTTGCTGCAAAGTTGCAACAGGAGCTTGAGAATCAACTCATTAACGAAGAAAATAGGTTGAAAGAAATAAAAGAACAATTGAACTACCAGCGGTACGAAATTGTTCCTGGGATGATGCAAGAACTTGGTATCAACTCATTTGAACTTGACAACGGTTACAAGGTGTCAATCAAGGATGAGTATTACGCCAAGATCCCTGAAGCGTTTCAGTATGAGTGTTTCGAGTGGTTGCGTAAGAACGAACTTGACGGCATTATCAAAACTGCGGTAAACATGAATTTTGGCAAGGGTGAAGATGAATCTGCTCAACATCTGATTGATTGGATGACTGAGAACGGTTTAACACCTAATGTCAAAGAAACTGTTCACCCGCAGACCCTCCGCGCCTTTGTAAAGGAAAGGTTATCTAATGGTTTGGAACTTCCTATTGACTATTTTGGAGCTTCAGTAGTAAAAACTACTGTTATTTCAAAATGAAACTTATCGATTTGGAAAGATTGAAAGAACTTCTGGACTATGATCCAGAAACAGGTTTGTTTAAGTGGAAGGTTCATTTAAAATATTCTCCAAGATACGAAGGTGACTTGGCAGGTTACAATAATGAAGGTTATGTTAAGATAACCATCGACGGCCTATCTTATAGAGCACATCACTTAGCATGGTTTATAACTACTGGAAATTGGCCCAAGTTAGAGATTGATCATATTAATGGTGACAAATCTGACAATTCAATCTCTAACCTCAGAGATGTGACCAGAATTGTCAATATGCACAACAAAGGTGAATACAAAAATAACAAAACAGGATACACAGGTGTTCACTGGTATCCTAGATATGAAAAGTTTGCAGCACAGATAAGAACTAATGGTAAGTGTAAGACGTTAGGTTATTTTGAAACCGCTGAAGAAGCTCACGAGGCTTATCAAGAAGCCAAACTGAAACAACACCCTTCAGCGTTTGTTAAAGAACGTATGTCGGCAGGTCTTGAACTACCTGTTGACTTTTCGGAGCCTCTGTCGTTAAAACGACGGTGATTTCGAAGTAAAGACTTTGCTGGCAGGCTGACAATCCTACTGTCGTTAACGGAGCATTCTGCACCTGACTTGTCTAACGGTGTGGCGTTAGTTGTGGAACGTAGATCCGGGGCGAGCATAGCCCGATTGGTCACAACGAGTGCCGACTGACCGGCGTAAGCGGTCATTCTTCAGACTGTGGCAAGTTTGGAGTCTCTCCCTTAATTGCCAATCAAAAGGAGCCGATCATGGCGAAAACCGAAGTTGCTGTAAAAGAAAACACCGCTGTTGCAATTGCTGATGATGTCTATTCGCAGGACGCTGGAAGTGGTTTTGAGGAAACGTCGCAAGAAAGTTATGCGATTCCGTTTCTGAGTATCCTTCAGTCCGGTAGCCCGCAAGTCAAGAAGTCTGATGGGGCATATATCAAAGGTGCTGAAGAAGGTATGCTATTCAACTCTGTCACCCAGGAATGCTACGGTGAAGAAGGTGTTGAGGTCATCCCCTGTCACTACACGCAACGCTTTATTGAATGGGGTACGCGTGAATCCGGTGGCGGTTTCTTTGGTGAGCACCTACCATCTGATCCGATTTGCAGCACTACGACTCGTGACGAAAAAGGTCGCAACCTGTTGCCGAACGGCCATGCTCTCAATGACACGCGCAATCACTACGTCCTGATTCGCCGCAATGGTCAGTTGTCGCCGGCCATCATGAGCTTGAGTTCCACCCAAATCAAAGCATCCAAGCAGTGGATGTCGATGATGCAAGGTATCAAGCAAAAGAACCCGGCGACAGGTATGTTTGAAATTGCACCGATGTTCAGCCATGCGTACAAAATCAACACCGTTGCTCAGTCTAACGACAAAGGTTCTTGGTTTGGTTACAAGTTTGCAATGGTCGGTAAGGTGACTGATCAGGCTGAGTACGAGGAAGCCAAACAGTTCAACCACATTGTCAAGTCTGGTTTGGCAAAGGTCGAGCGCAAGATGGAAACTGAGGCTGCGAGCAATACTGCGACTGAGAAGTTCTAATCAGGTGTAAGGGTTAAAGGTTCACTAACCTTCGAGCGGGTGAAAAGCCCGTACGAATATTGCAGTGTTACCGGGCAGGGTGTAAAGTAATAGCCTGCCCGCTATAGGGGTCACATAGAAAATAAAGGCACGAGTGATGAGTCTTGCAGAACGCTTTTTCAATATCTACGGCGGTTTAGATCGGGCAAGAGGTAAGAATAAAACAACTGCAAAAGTTGGTAAGAATGGTAAGCGGGATTCAAGTAATCAAACCTTACGCGAACCTTACGATGTCAGGTGTTGGGATCGTCATCTCAACGGTGAAGAAGGTCTCGGTGTTATTCCGATTACTGACAATGCGACCTGTAATTGGGGCGCAATTGACGTAGACATCTACCCGCTTGATCTGGTTGAACTTGAAGCTAAGATCAACGGTTTAGAACTCCCATTCGTTGTTCTTAAAACCAAATCAGGTGGGGCACATCTTACAGCATATTTCAAAGAGTTCCAATCGTGTGCTGAAGTACGGGCAAAGATGGCCGAGGCCAGTTTTGCTTTAGGACTTGGAGAACGTGAGTTCTATCCAAAGCAGGTCAAGTTAGCGAACTCAAGTGACATTGGAAACTGGCTAAACATGCCATATTTTCAAGGCGCATTGACCGAACGCTATGCAATTATCAATGGTAAGCCCGCCACACCGGAACAGTTCCTTGACTACGTTGATTCAATCCGTTTAGATGCAGTAATTGACTTCGTTGTACCAGAGACAACTTCAGAGTTCTCAGACGGCCCGCCTTGCTTGCAAGCGATCACAAGTTCAAAAGCGGGTGAAGGTGAGCGTAATACCGTCCTGTTCAATATCGGTGTCTACTGCCGAGCCAAATTTGAATCAAGTTGGGAAGACAAACTCAGCGAGTTCAATCATCAATTTGTAGCACCTCCATTAAACCATCGTGAAGTTACGGCGATTGTAAAGTCACTTGAGAAAAAGAATTATGCGTACACTTGTAACAACGTTCCTCTATGCAATAACTGCAATCGAGAGACGTGTAAGGGTAGAGATTATGGAATTCACGCTTTTCAGCATATTGATGTTGGTATCGCATTAGACAGCATTACCAAGATGAACTCAGAGCCACCGATGTGGATTCTGTCAATTGAGGGTGTGCGTACTGAGGTAGAAACAGAAGATATATTGTCGCAAGAACGTTTCAAGATCGTTTGCGTAAACACCATAAACAAGATCCCAGGTAAGATGAAGGCCGAAGAATGGGATAAATTTATGCGGAACAAGTTGTCAACCATAGAGATTATAGAAGTACCTAAAGAAACGCGCATGAGCGATCGTATTACAGATCACTTGACACGCTACTTTGCAACGACTCCGCCGGCAAGGTCTCCAACCGACATTAATATTGGTCGTTGGGTTGACGAACCAGATGGTTACTATACTCGAGGTTCTGACTTTATGGACTACCTTAGAAGGCAGAACATTGAATTTGATGCTCGTAAAGTCTGGGTACTGATGATGGACTTAGGTGTAAAACCGATATATTATAGGAAAAATGAATGTTGGATTGTACCAAAAGAAGTGTATGACCCAAACGGCAAAGAAAAGAAGTTATCACTCCCACCAAAGGACATAAAGCATGAGGATTTCTGATAATCAGTCGTTGATACTTGGCCCTCCAGGATGCGGCAAAACGACGAAAGTGTTGAGTGAGATCGACACGTTGTTGCAAGCTGGGGAATCACCTGACAGAATAGCATTTGTCAGTTTTACAAAGAAGGCGATTGCAGAGGCAACGGGCAGAGCAGGTGAAAAGTTCAATCTCAAACCGCGTCAATTGCCGATGTTCAAAACGGTTCACGCAATGTGCTTCGCCGGACTTGGCATAGGTAAGAATGATGTCGTTGGTAAGGAACATTATAGAGAACTTGGAGAATGGTTAGGTTATCGGTTTGAAGGTACTTGGGATGAAAGTGAAGGAATTCCAGTTGGCAGTGAAAAAGGCGACACGCTTTTGTTCCTGGATAATCTTGCGCGGATTACACAGAAACCGCTTCGGGAAGTATGGGAAGAGAATTACCACGAATGTGAGTGGGAAGAATTAGAACGCTTCCAAGAAGGTTATCAAGACTTCAAGTCCAGCAAGTATGTCATGGACTTTACCGACATGTTGTCTGCTTATATTGCGATGTGCGACCCATCTCCGGCGCGGCAGGTGATTGTTGATGAAGCGCAGGACTTATCTTCACTCCAATGGTCTGTTTTGAAACACGCTTACGGCAATGTTCGGAAAACGATAATTGCTGGTGACGATGATCAAAGTATCTACAAATGGTCTGGCGCGGATGTTAATGCGTTTCTTGCATTAGAAGGTGACAAAACTATTCTGAGCAAGTCGTACCGTCTGCCGCGTTCTGTTCATGAAATTGCCAACGGTATAGTTCAGAAGATTGAGAACCGCTTTGACAAACCGTTTGACCCGCGTGATTCAGAAGGTGAAGTCAATTTCATGACCTCACTTGAAGAAGTTACAGTGGGTGACGAAAGTACATTGTTCCTTGTTCGCAATACTTATCTTGCAAGGCGTGTGCAAGATTACATGCACCGAATGGGTATCCCTTATACGAACAAGTATGGTTTCTCATCAGTACGTTCGGCGCATATCAAAGCTATTGAAGGTGTGGAGAAGCTGCGTAAGGCTGAACCAGCAACGGGTGCAGAAGTCAAGGCAATGTATGACAATATGCGAATTGGTGAATACCTAGCTCGCGGCTTTAAGGTCAAGGTTGCCAACCTCAAAGATACCGATCTATTTAGCTTTGCAGAACTGCGAAATAATTTTGGCCTATTAGACATAAGTTTATGGCAAAATGTACTTAGCGGTATTGGTGACGACCTTATAGCCTATTATCAAAGATTGAAAGCAAATGGTTACAATCTTGATTCAAAACCCAACTGTTCAATATCAACAATTCATGCTGCAAAAGGAGGTGAAGCTGATCATGTGGTCCTTCTTTCAGACATGGCTTACCGTTCTCACCAAGAATATGTGAAGCAGCCAGACAATGAACGTCGGGTTGCTTATGTTGGTGTAACAAGAGCAAAGGAAAAACTGACCATCGTTCTTCCTTCTTCAAAACTTTTCTACGATTACTACGGAGAGAGTCAATGAGCGAAGCGATAGCGATGTTGAAAGCGGTTTATAATCGTCTTATAGAGTTACAAAGGTATGTTCCGGCAGCAGAAGTTAAACGAATTATCGAAAGGTTAGAAAATGACTGAAATGGAAGAATTGTTCGTTTATTGGGTCAAAGAACGTGAAGCAATCCGTGTCAAGAAAGAAGCGGGTGAGCCAAAACCTTGGACTGATGACCCTATTTTCCAGACTTACAAGTTCACAAATGTAAGGCGTGAAGATGATACGGTCAGCAAGTGGATCACTGAAAACTGGATTGAGCCGAACGACCCGCATCCGAACATGTGGTTTGCGATGATCGTTGCACGTTTGTTCAATTGGCCTCCGACACTTGAAGAGATTTGTTTCCCGCAAATCACCTTTCCAGAACTTAAAGAAAAGTGGCGGCGCAATCTCAAAGGTCTGCGTGACATTGGTAAAGAGAAGATCTTCACAGGGGCATATCTTGTTTCAACCAACGGTGTGAAGATGGACAAGATTGATTACATTCTTGACCGCGTGTTGACTCCGATATGGGAGAAGGGTCGTGCTCCTAAGATACAGTTGCTAAATGAAAATAAACCAGAATCACTCGAAGGATACTGGACACACTTGCGCCAATTCGACGGTCTCGGTAGTTTCATGGCAGGGCAGGTGATTGCAGACTTGAAGTTTACTTCTGAACTCAAAGATGCACCAGACTGGTGGACTTGGGCACCCCTTGGACCGGGTTCAATTCGTGGTTTGAATCGTTTTCACGGTCGCCCCGTTGATAAATCGTTGCGCCAAGACAAAGGGCTAGAAGAAATTCGTGAAGCACAGCGATTGTTGTACGACGAACTTGAATGGCATCTTCCGGCGCACAACATACAGAACTGCTTTTGCGAATTTGACAAATACCTTCGCGTCAAGAACGGCGAAGGTCGTCCCCGTTCACTTTACCCAGGAGTTAAGTAATGACAATGCAAATCAAAGTTTGCGGTTTACCGTTTGATGTCAACTTTGTTGAAGGTGGTCATGCCGTAAGTCACAATAAAGAACGTATCCATCTATACGGCGAAGTGTCTTACGAAAATGAGTCAATTCGCATTGACAATACCAAATCGTTGCAGATGATGAACCAAACGTTCTGGCATGAAGTTATGCACGTTATTGTCGAACGTATGAGTATTCGTGAGTTAATGACTCAAGACAATTGTCACCTTGAAGTACCGATTGATCAAATTGCCCTCGGTATCTTCACTGTTTTGAATAGTATCGATAAAGATGTAATTGTCTACAAGGAGGAAGCATAAATGCTAGTTATCCGTGGTCAAAATGTAAACGATATCTTGCCAGTCGGCATCATGCACTTGAAGAATGGAGAAAAACGTGACTCAAGAAACGGACCGGTCCTCGAAATCCCAACAACTGTTGCAGTGCATTACGACTATCCCGATGAACGTGTCCTCTTCGAGCCTTTGCGAGACGCCAACCCCTTCTTTCATCTCTTCGAAAGTCTCTGGATGCTCGCTGGACGCAACGATGTGGGATTCCTTAATGAATACAACTCAAGAATGGCGCAGTACAGCGATGACGGGCAAGGATTCAATGCTGCCTACGGGCAAAGACTTCGTTCCGGATTTGGCTATGATCAACTTGATGAAGTCATTAAACGTCTCAGAAAAGATCCCGACGATAGACAGGTCGTACTTCAAATATGGGATACCGCTGACCTTACAAAAGACACTAAAGATAAAGCCTGTAACCTAGTTATCACCCCGCGCATCCGTAACGGCAAACTCGACTGGACAGTGTTCAATCGTAGCAATGATTATTTGCTCGGCATGACCGGAGCTAATGTCGTTCACATGTCGATCATTCAAGAATATGTTGCTCGTATGATCGGTGTGCCAATGGGCAGCTACGAGCAGATCAGCAATTGTCTACACGTTTATACAGAACTGACGCCGCATTGGGAGAAGATGAAAGACCTACCTTTGACCGTTGACTGCCCTTACAAATCTGCCCGCGTTACACCGTTCCCATTGATAACCAACAAAGAAAGTTGGATGTCAGATCTGTACACTTGGATGGACAAGCTGTGGGGCGGACAGGTTTACGTTGATCCGTTCTTTAACTACGTTGCGAAGCCGATGGCTATCGCGCACCGGGCACACAAGGATGGGCGCAACGGGTTACAATATGTAAACGCTATACAGGCAACCGACTGGAGATTAGCTTGTGAACAATGGCTTACTCGCCGTGAATCAAGTGTTTGAAGATTGTATGCAAAACATTTCAAACACAATTGAAAAGAATATTAACAACACCCTCGCTAAAGGACCATTTATGTCAGCAAATGATAAGCAAATCGGCGGCAACCACTATGATAAAAGTGGTGAGCAACATTGGGATCGTATGTTCCGCTTGTATGGACGAGGTTATTTTGTCGGATGTTCGACAGGTTATATTGAACGTTACCATTTGAAGAACGGTAAGCAAGATCTTAAGAAAGCCATCCACTTCATTCAGAAGTTGATTGAACTTGAGTATCCTGAAGAGAAGGAAAAAGGTTTAGATATAGCTTTGAAAGAACCTGCTAACTGGGATGAATTCTACGCAAAACAGAGTTCCGAACCGATTTCCGATATTCTTAAAGAATTGGATAGTATGGCGAGAGAAGTTGCAGGTATTCCCGACCATCTCAAAGAGTTCGTTCCTACCGACCGGCAGAAAGAAGTCGCTGCAAAGTTCGAAGATCTACGCGAAAAACACATGAATGCCATCAGCCCGATGATGCAAAGAATCTTGGAAGATAAAGAATGGGACGTTGACGCCGATGAACCGTTACCCAACGGTTATGTAAACCAAGACAAATAGTTGTGGTAATATGGGGTTGTGCCGTTTGTATAGCGGCACAACAACTAATCTTATAGGTGATATATGAAACATGAGCAAAGTTTGCAGTCGCAAGAAGACGAAGTTATCATTTGCCCAGAATGCGGGTCAGATGATGTTTCTCCGTTGCACTATCAAGGCGATTACGCTGTTCCTGAAACGAACTACAATCATTGTAATGAATGCGGTTATTCTTGGGGGTACGAATGATGATCTGTCCACACTGCCACGCAGAAGTTGAAGGTAAATGGGTTGACGAAGGTATCGGCGCTTACGAATATTGGGGCGCGAAAGGTAACGATGTGCAAATGGACTTTGTATGTGAAGAATGCGACGGTCAACTAGAATCTGAGCAATCGTACAGCGATTACGTTTCTGACATGAAAGCTGACTACGAAATTGAATGTTACCGTGACCGGTGGGACATCTAATGCAAACCTTCTTACTGACCATAACACTGACGCAGTTACAGAAGGAACTTCTCCAGGAGATTGTTGAAAAAGAACTGATGAGTATCCAAAGTTCAAACCCTTGGCCCGGTGGAGGTAAATCTCAAGTAATTATGTCTTTAAAATTCTTACTGGCGAAACTTAAATGACCGACAAACTCTTCCTCGACCTTGAAGTTTATCCAAACTACTTCCTTGCCAAACTCATGAACGACGAAGGTCGTTTTCGTGAGTTTGAAATGTATGAAGGGCAGGGATTAGATGTTGTCAAACTTCGCGCACTGCTCAATTCTTACACTGTTGTCACCTTCAACGGAAATAATTACGATTGGCCGATTCTGTCACTTGCTTTGAACGGTGCTGATAACGAAGCATTGAAAGAAGCTTCCGACGCCATCATTGTCAATGACATGAAACCTTGGAACTTCTACAAGCATTTCCGTTGCCAAGCGTTGAGCTATGACCACATTGACATCAAGGAAGTTGCACCCGGCGTCATGGTCAGTTTGAAGTTGTATGCAGGGCGACTCCATGCACCAAAGATGCAAGACCTACCTTACGACCCTGATTCATTGTTGACACGTGAACAGATGCAAGCGGTCAACCTGTATTGTGGTAACGACTTGCATGTTACGAAGCAGTTGTTTGATGCAATCAAAGGGCGTGTGACGTTGCGGGAAACTATGTCAGCAGAATACCGTACTGACCTCCGCAGCAAGTCTGACGCCCAAGTGGCCGAGGCAGTAATCAAAACGGAACTATTCCGGTTGACCAATAAGAAACTTGTCAAACCTTCAGTAAAGGAAAAAGAATTCTTTTACAAGGTTCCGGAGTACATGAGTTTTCACACTGACCAGTTGAACAATGTGTTTGAAATGGTCAAACGCAGCCCTTTCACTGCCAAGACTAACGGTCAGATTGAGATGACCGAGGAACTTGCCAATACGCTGATTCACATCAATGGTACGACTTACAAGTTAGGCATCGGCGGTTTGCACAGTCAGGAAAGTGAGATCAGCTATCAAGCTGACGATGAGCACATGATCGTTGACCGTGACGTTACTTCGTATTACCCTAGCATCATTCTTAACCAAGGGTTGTATCCTGAAACCCTCGGTCCGCATCTGTTGGAAGTGTTCAAAGTTCTTGTTGACAGGCGCGTTGCTGCCAAGCGTAAGAACCGTGAACTTAAGAAGTTAGGTGTGAAGGGTCACACGTACAGAAGTTATTTAGAAAAGTCAAACAAAGATGACGCGTTTTCTTGTACAGAATATAAGGAACGCGTCTCACTCGAACAAGACCTTGACTTCGACCGTTCTGTCACTGTTATGGATTCATTGCGAATTACTATTAACGGGGCATTCGGTAAGTTAGGTTCTGTTTACTCTGCATTGTATGCACCTGACTTGATGATTCAAGTTACTGTTACCGGGCAATTGACATTGTTGATGTTGATTGAGCGTTTTGAAATGGCGGGCATTAAAGTCATCAGTGCAAATACTGACGGTATTGTGACCCGTTACCCGCGTTCACGGCATGAGGAAATCGCTGCACTTGTTAAGCAGTTTGAACAGGAGACGCAATTTGAATTTGAAGACACGCACTATTCGGGACTATATTCGCGCGATGTCAATAACTACATCGCTATCAAGCCAGACGGCGAGGTTAAGACCAAAGGTACGTTCAAAGCAGGAGATCTTCAGAAGAATACTCAGAACGATATCTGCAACGAAGCGTTGATTGCTTACCTGAAAAACGGTACACCGATTGAAGAAACAATCCGCGCTTGCAAAGACATACGAAAGTTTGTTACGGTGCGAACTGTGAAGGGTGGTGGTCAATTCAATCCTAAAGAAGAGCACCCTGTTGTCGCAGCCGTTCGCGCAGTTACAAGCGGCAAAGAACCACCTGTTCAGAAGTACCTCGGTAAAGTTGTCCGTTGGTACTACGGAACTGAAGACACCGGAACAATCAACTACGTCAAGTCAGGTAACAAAGTCCCACGAACAGATGGATGTGTGCCTTTGATGGATTTACCGCTTGACTTTCCTAGCAATGTAGACTATAATTTTTACATTAACGAGGTTAATGATTTGTTGATGGATATAGGTTTAGTCGCCCGACCACCTGTAGTTAAGAAGACAAGGAGTAAGAAAGTATGAACATCGCATTAGTCTATCATGAAAGTGGTATTCCCGGAGGTCACTGTGAATACAGTGACGTTCTGTTGCAAGGGTTGAGAGAAAACGGTGCGAATGTTCGTTTCTTTTACATTAGCCCTAATGTGCAAAATAATGGGGCGCGTGCTGCCCAAAAGAGCGCGTCTCTGAGCGCTACAGCAGGCGTAGACCAAAAGGGCAATAGGTATACCTATGGTAAAAATGTCGAGTGCTTTTACCATAGCGAGACAGGGTTTGTAAAAGAGAAAGACTTGTACGGTAACGCATTTTTGGCAAAACAACTGCGTTCTAAATTGAATCAGTTTGATGTGATCATTTGGCAAGACCTTGGTGGTTTTAAGAATCCTCATAATGAAAAGAATAAGGACTGGTTGAAACTTGTTCAGCGCAGACCGGGGCAGAAACAGATTGCAATGTTCCACGACCACGGTGCATTTTTGAGATACCCTTGGTTTGACAAGATTCAAGATCAGTTTGACTTCTTGGTAACGGTACATCCTGCGAGTTACAACATGGGTGCGAACTTTGATATCCCGCGTTGCATGATCTTGAATCCTCAGTTCTTACCTGATGAGGTGGTTTCTAATTGGCGCAATAGAGACAAGATGACAACGATGTCCATCGGTGCTTGGAAGGGTTCCAAGAAAATGCACGAAGTTGTTATGGCCGTCCCTTGGATGAATCGTGATATCAAAATAGATATGTGTGGCGATGGTACAGAGCGCCGGTATTTGACTGCAACTGATAAGTGTAAACCTACCTATATTCGTAACAAACAGACCGATCCTAATTTTACAAAAGAAATGTCTCTTGAAGACGATCGTTTTTGGAACCATGCACTGAATCACCCTGGATTCAAATGGCACGGCCCGGTGGATGCGGTAACAAGGGACAACCTGTACGACAACTGTTTCATGTTCGTTGACCCTGCATGGTATTCTGTAAACGCTAAGATCGATGCTCACTTCTCAAGGGTGTTGGTTGAAGCTATGAAGAACGGAATCGTTCCTTTTGCAAGGGACTTGGGTTTGGGTTATGGTAACGGTACTGGTAGCATGTTTGTTTCAGGAGAGCATTATGTTAATATCCCTTGGAACGCTACGCCAAAACAGTTCGCTGACATTGTCAATAGGTTTATGGAAACCATCAATGAAGGTGAGTACGAACGAATTGTTTCTAACAATCTGAAACTAGTCGGTCAAACAGACTATCGATTGATTGGTAAGCAATTTATTGAGGCCATTGAGGGTACTGAAACTCCGGGCTATTATGGAAAATGGGAGATCGGTAAAACTTCTGCAAAGTTTAAAGAAGCTTCTGATAAACAGTGGTATGGCGAGTCCAAAGGTTTTTGTTTTGAAAGGTGAGACATGTACAACAAAACAGCGATGGTTGACTTCGACGACACGTTATCGTTCACAACGAACAGAGACTTTGAAAATGCAAGGTGTGACTACGACGTTGTTGCCAAACTTCATCAGTTGAAAGCACTAGGTTGGACAATTGTTATACAGACGGCAAGGGGTTATCTTTCTTGCAACGGTGATCGCGCTGCTGCTGATAAGAAGTACCGTGGTCAAATAGAATCATGGTTGAAACAACATGGTGTTCCTTACGATGAGCTCACGTTTGAAAAACGCCTTGCCCAACTTTACATTGATGACAAAGCAATGACCCCTGAATCTTTTAAAGATACGGTTTTCACCGAAGAAAAAGGGTTGTCAGGGGCATATGTAATACGAATTGGTAATCGTATTCATAAGACCTCACCAACTGTAAAGAAAGAAGCCGCGTGGTATGACAAAGCAGGTGGGTTCTATGTACCTGATAATCGCATCTTGTGTGGCGAAACCTTGTCAATGGATTTCATTCCGACAAACTCTGGTTACAAGTGGTATCCGATACTAGATGTGTTAGATACGATGTCAATGACAGAAGTCGATTGTAAAGATTGGTCGCATTACATCGATCGTTTGAAAGACCACGCCTCGTTAGCGGGTCTAGACTGCTCAAAAATTGAGCAACTCGGTATGAAATTTGAAACTAGAGCGAACGAACATCGGAGTTTTTGCCACGGTGACTTCTCTATTGACAATATTATCTGGTTTAACGAACTACCTTATCTGATTGATCCAATTGATATGAGCGATTCATATTCTTCGTGGGTGCTTGACTACAGTAAACTGATTCAATCTGCTGAACGTGCAGGGGTTGTTATCAAGACTGAACCACTGTTATCGCAGGATTTCTTAGGTTTCCTTGTGATGAGTCATTGGTTACGCTTGATCAAATATGTTTCAGGTGATCTGAAAGAACGCGCCATTTTGAAAGTGAAGGTATATGTTTAAGAACGCTAGAGCGCTAGGATTGAAAATTGGATTCACCTGCTCAACTTTTGATCTTCTTCACGCAGGTCATATTGCAATGCTTGAAGAGGCCAAAGAACAATGCGAATTCTTGATTGTAGGTCTATTGTCTGACCCTACTATCGACAGACCTGATACGAAGAACAAACCTGTTCAGTCGTTGTTTGAAAGGTGGTTGCAGTTGCAAAGTGTGCGATACGTCGATATGATTGTACCGTTTTCAAATGAAAAGGACATTGTCGACATGTTGTTGATAATTAGACCGGACGTTAGGATAGTGGGTGAAGAGTATCGCGGGACAAACTTCACAGGGCACGATCTTCCGATAGAATTGTATTTTAACAAACGCGAACATAGCTTCAGTTCATCCGAACTCAGATGTCGCGTTGTAAATGGAGAAAAGAAATGAACCCTGTTCCGCATTATACATGGAGTTTCAGTAGCTTAGGTCTCTTCGAGTGTCCCCGTAAGTACGAGTTGCTCCGCGCAAAACGGTTGATCGAAGTACCGAAGTCAGAAGCTGGTAACGAAGGTGCGCGGTTACATGAATTGATTGAAGCGTATATCAAGGGTGGTGAACTTGATCCCGATATTACCCGGTGGAAGCGCATCCTTGATGTCTACAAGGCAAAGGACGGAAAGTGCGAAGAGGAATATGCGTTCAAGTGGGAGAATAGCGGGACACTTGGTGAATTTATGGACGGCACAAACGAACGCAAACTTGTACGTTGCAGAGCCGACGACCCCGACAGGTATTACCTCGGTTACATCGATTGGATGAAGATTGACGGTAACAAGTGTGAAATTGCTGACTGGAAGACTGGTAAGGTCAAGGTGACGAAGCAGTTGCAGCTATACGCATGGGTCGTTATGCTCGCACACCCTGAAGTTGACACGGTAAAGGTCACATTCCACTTCTTGAACTATAACGACCAAGTGAGTGATTGGTTCTACCGTAAAGACATGGACAAGATGTTCAAATACTTCAAGGACATTCTTGAAGAGATTGACAACTGTTATCGCACCGATGTTTGGTTTGAAATCCCTGGAGATATAGTCAAGAAGACCGGACGCGGGCAACACTGTTCGTACTGCCCTGCAACATTGGAACACTGTTCACATGGAAAGGAGACGTTTTGAAACAGACGAATAGTCTCAATCTTAATCGCTTCATAAATGCAGATAAGAAGCGTCGTAATTTACTTTCTCTTCTCCCTGATCAATTCACACCCGTACAGGCGGTTGAAAAGTGGGGTATGTCAAGAGCCAATGTTGACGCAATGACGCAAAAGATGAGGTGGTACAATTTGATTGTACCGAATGAAGGTAAGAAAGGTCGTATTTTCACCAAAGTAAAGGAACGACTATGAGTGTCACTTATACTTGTGATGTTTTCTGTGACAGATGTGGAGACTGGACACATGGGCTTTGTTCAGATAAACCGACAGGTTTGGCAAGCAAGGCGTTGAAGATTGCAAAGAAGGAAGGTTGGTCTCGTGATGTTAAATCAACGTTCTTAGACCTATGTCCAAACTGTCTTAATGAATTTAGAAAGGAAGAAAATGGAAATTAAGTTCTTAGATAAGAGGTTGGCTGAGTTCAAACCTTCAACCAAGTTGGCAGCAGGTTACGATCTTCGTGCTTGCATTGACAAAGATGTGTGGATTCCACCGGGAGGGCAGGAGAAGATTCCTACGGGGGGTTGCAATGGATATTTCAACTTTGATCGACGATGAAGAAAAGGTTGAAGAAATCGTTCCTTGTGCCATCATCATGCCGCGTTCTGGCCTCGGTTGCAAAGGTGTAAAGCCTCGCAATACACCCGGCTTGATTGATGCTGACTATCAAGGTGAGATCATTGTCTGCTTATACAACGAAGGAAACGATTCAGTTCATATTCAACCGATGGACCGCATTGCACAACTCGTATTCACCCTTGCAATCCACCCGGTAATGCAGCAAGTTCAAGAGTTCAGCAATGCGACTGAGCGCGGTGCAAATGGATTCGGAAGTACGGGGAAGCAGTGATGCCATTTAACTTTTCAGGTATGACGAAGTTGTCAGGTGATGCAGAAAAGATGAGTCTTTCTTGTTTGAAACTTGTTAAAGATGAGTTCACTCGTAAAGACTTCATTGAAGCGGGTAATCTTAAACCGAGCACTGCAACAAAGTATCTTCATCATTTGATAGGCGCAGGTAAGATTAAAGAAACGTCTGCTTACAAGACGCCAAGGACGTATATTAAGGTTGCGGCAGACGGCTAACGTGTAGCACAATACACCTGCCGCACTTTTACGGCTTACATATAGGGTGTATAGCATGACACGCAACGAAATTGAAAGCTGGTTACTTGAAAAGCTGGAAAGTCAAATTGCAAAAGCCAAAGTAGCAATGGAAAAGGTACTGACCCATCTTAATCTACACGACTGGCGTGCAGCAAGTGACGCACATCGTGAGATTGATTACTGGCTCAGTCGGTGCAAGAATACTCAGAGACTTATTGACGAACTTGACGAGGTGACGAAATGAAATTCACTGTCTGCGAACATAAAGGTAACTCCCGCGTTGCATTGTTGTCTGAGAATGATGACCCTAAAGATTGGAATGCAAACGGGCAAGAGATTGAAGCTACCGACTGGCAAGAAGCCCGCAACAAGGTTGACATGTCGAACATCTGGGAATCTCCGTATGGGGAATATTTCTATGTCTGATAACCCTGACCACATGGATTTAATTACTGAGAATCAACAGTTGCGCGAGATTCTAGAAGAAATTCGTCAAAGGTTGGTACTTGATCTTCCTATTAACGATAGCGATATTCCCGAATTGATCGATATAATTCTCGGTTACGCGGAGGAAGAAGAATGAAACAGTTTAAACCTATGCTCGCTAGTCCTGCTGACATGAGTAAGTTACGCTTTCCGCTTTGGCTCAGCCCGAAGTTGGATGGTATCCGTGCTCTAGTCATCAATGGTGTTGTGATGAGCCGCAGTCTCAAGCCGATACCAAATCAACATGTTCAAGAACTATTTGGTCATCTTGAAGGTTACGACGGTGAACTGATTGTTGGCTCACCAACTGACAAAGATTGCTTCCGCAATACAACGTCAGGCGTAATGTCACGCGACGGTAAACCTGATGTCAATTACCATGTCTTTGATCGGCATGATTTGATCGACACACCTTGGAATTCTAGATTCTGCTCTATTACAACTTCTTCCAAAGTCTTTCTTGTTCCACATTACGATGTTCATAGTCTTGAAGAGATAGAAAATGAAGAATTGGGCCATTTAGATATGGGTTACGAAGGTGTCATGCTTCGTGATCCTAATGGTCCATACAAGAACGGTCGGTCAACTGCGAAGGAAGGTTGGTTGTTGAAAGTCAAGCGGTTTGAGGACAGTGAAGCCCTTGTGCTCGGTATGGAAGAGAAATTGCACAATGGGAACGAGGCAACGGTCGGCGAACTTGGGCAGACCAAGCGAACCTCACATCAGGAAAACCTCGTACCGCTGAATACGATGGGTGCGTTGATTGTGCGTGACCTGAAGACTGGGACGCAGTTCAACATCGGGACAGGGTTTACCGATGAAGAACGTGCTTGGTGGTGGAAGTTCTTCGGCAATCAAACCGATGACTTCAAAATGAACAACGGCGCTTGGTGTAGGTTGGTGAAATATCCAAGTGAAGTTGTCAAGTACAAATACTTCGCACAAGGAAGTAAAGATAAACCTCGCTTTCCTGCGTATCTCGGCTTGCGCCACAAGGAGGACATGTGATGTCCAACCGTAAACGCGGCGAGGCCCACGCCGAGCGGGTCACGATGCTGGCCGAGATGCCCGATGGGTTCTCGATCTGGGAGTTTGCAGATCACTTTGGGCTGAAGTACCAGCAAGCTCGTCACACCATCAACGCTATGGAACACAGCGGGCTTATCACCAAAACCGGTCCTCACAGCGGACGCATATTCAGAAAGGTTGTAAGTGTTGACACTCGTACTCTCGATATTCCTTACTTCAACCCCTCCGCCACCTCAACCCCCACAGGGTTGGCTGGATTGTTCTTTCGATATTCATAACAACTATCGGTGCAAACCATGACCTGGAAGATTCATCATTACGAACCTGAAACCCGGTGGTGTTCTTCTTGTAGGAACACCAAGATTGCGAAGGGTGGTGAGTTCATCACCTATAACAATGGTCTTAATCGGAAATGGATATGCTATGACTGTCGAATCGATAAAAGCGCAGATAGACCAGTTAGCGAATGATTGCTACGAAGATGGTTGGAAAGATTGTAAGGAGAACCTTTCTTTACAACCTTTTGAACCTGAAAGAACTGAGCGACTAGAGCGTGAGTGTAAAGAATTAGCTGCAAAGAATCGTATTCAAGCTAAGAAGCTGAACTTAGCAGTGAAGTTACTACGATCAGCGCAAGCGTCCGAATGCGGACAACTTGGTCAGTACGACAGGTTCTTTCAAGAAGGTTACGAAGTCGGGTTTGAGGAACAGGCTTGATCAACGGGTCGCCCAACTTTTCCGAAAGGAGAAGCTGATACCGGGATGCTTGGCGACCCACCCTTTAAAATAGTTGCTAATGATTTTAAATGCTGTAAACTTGTAACTGCGCTGCTTAGTTATTAGAGCAATGCCGCCTTCTTCGGTTCGTATGCTTGGGGCGTTAAATGAAGAAACGGACGTATCTCAACCCAAGACCTGTCCAATAGGAAGGTCGAACATAAGGAGTTTCGAAATGAAACTCGTTAAGATCTTAGCTGAAAATTGGTTCAAAAACGCCCCGTTCCATGAAGTGAAAATGGTCGGTATCAAACATCTTGGCATCCCCGCTGAGAAGTTTGAGAACAAGCAACCTGAAGGATTCAAACGGGCGCTTGTGCGGCAGACGTTCAATGCAGGTCATGAATACGGTGAGGAGTTCGAAATTATCGAACCGCCGAATCCTTTTGGAACCCCCGGTAAGCGCAAGACAGGTAGTGAGAATTACGAATATTCGTTTGTAAGAAACGGTCTTCGTCTTCCACATACAGATTTCCGTTGGGAAATGTTGGCGGTGATTGCTCGTAACACCTCCTGGAAAGATGCTGTTGCCGATTGGGAAACAGATCATAAGCCCAATGAACGATATGTGAAACCTACTGAAAAGAAAACAACGGTTTCTTTTAAAGAACAGATCGCCTTTGCTCTGAAGCAAGGCTGGATCATCAAGACTGGAGAATGAATCATGCTCTACAACATCTACAAACAAAATATCCCTTCAGTCATCGCCAAGAGTAAGAGCAATTATACAAAGATGTTCGAAGCTGATCTTCAATTAGTCGACACCATCTACGTTGAACGTGGTTGTCCGTTTGATGCAGCGAAAGCAAAAGGTTACATTCACCCGGTAATCGAAGCCGTCAATGGATATCACCCTGAAACAGGGAAACCGTTAAAATGAAATTCTCTCCTGATACGTTAAGTGTGATCATTCAGGTTGTCAACGCTATTGCACCCGATGCAATGGATATTTGCGAAGCGAATGATGAGTTGATTGAAATGGCGATCGATGCCAACCGGCCGAGCACCTTCTGCGGTACGAAAGGTGAGGAAGCTGAACTTGAGATCACCGCGCTCATCAAAGAACACGGTTACGAGGTTGTTCTTGAGCACTTGTCAAAGCAACGTAATCTGCAGTTTATTTAGCTTGTTAATGAACTTACGGCATGGCACTATTTGCTTGCCGTAAGTTTACGGCCAACCATATAGGAGCTAGAAATGAAATTCGGAATGCGTATCAGTTACAATCAATACTTGGTCATGGACCAAGCGACCTTCAACAAACTCACTGAAGTGCTGAGCAAGTCTGAAGTCCGTTATCAAAACGGTTATGGTGCTGACGCACTGTTCACACCTGACCAGATGGAAATTGCTATCGCAACCATCAAGGAGCATCAGTTGGTTGACGCTCTTCCTTCTGTTGAACCTGCTGAATAACTTTCCGCCGGAGGCGTAACAACCTCCGGCACTTAGGAGAAATGAAATGAGTCATGAATTAGATTTTAGCACCGGCGAAGCTGCGATCGCATATACAGGAACGAATGTTCCTTGGCACGGCCTGGGATTTAACCTTGAAAAAGGTGCGTCTATTGAGGACTGGTCAAAAGCTGCACGAATGGAATGGGAGATTTTCCGTGCTCCTGTGAAGTTTGATGTGGTTAATGACATTGCGAATGTCGACGAACTGACAAAGACTCTTATCTATCCTGACAAGCATGTCTTATATCGCAGTGATACGAACAGCCCGTTGTCAGTAGTTAGTCCGTCGTACAACATTGTGCAACCTCAGGAAGTGCTTGAGTTTTACCGTGACCTCGTCGGTACGGCGGATATGCAACTTGAGACAGCAGGTGTTCTGTTTGGCGGGCGGCGGTTCTGGGCCTTGGCTAATACCGGAAGAATGGTTGACCTTGCCGGTACGAAGGTCGACGGAAAGACAATACCCGACACAGTCAAAGGTTATCTCTTGTTGACTACGTCATGCGATGGTACGTTGGCAACGACGGCGCAATTCACCAGCGTTCGCGTTGTCTGTAATAATACCTTGTCTGTTGCAACGAAGGATAACAATACGCGCATTCGTGTTCCTCACAATCGGGTCTGGAAACCTTCGGAAGTCAAAGAACAACTTGGCTTCGTTGACGAAGGTTGGAATAAGTTCTCGCAGCAATTGAAGTTGCTTTCGCAAGCAACTGCGCCGCGTGATCGTGCCGTAGAGTATTTAGTGACTCTATTTGGTGATCTTGATGTTGTTCAACGTCCGAAGCCAGCGGGTAATCGGGAAGGTGAGAATGACGCATTCTTGAAGGCGAGTCAAGATTGGTGGGATGAAACCATTGCCTCTCAATCACCTGCGGTGACACAGAAATGTGCCAACATCTGGTCGTTGTTTTCCGGAGAAGGTATGGGTAGCGATTATACGAGCAGCGATGGAACTTGGTTCGGTTTGATGAACGCTATCACCGAAACAATGGATTACCACACCTCGCACCGTACTACTGACAGTCGCTTGAACAATTCCTGGTATGGTGCAGGAAACGCGCTGAAGACCAAGGCGTTTGAACTTGCACTTGACTACGCCACGGTTTAAATGACGCTGCCGCATGGCATAATACCCATGCGGCATTTACCGCTAACTGAATAGGGGTACGAAATGTTTGAAACTATGTTGCGTGAAATGTTACTTCATCTGGTTCGTGAAGATGCGGAGTTTCGCAGTGAAATTTATGGTCTGTGTGAGGAGCAATATAATCGTTCTGTTGGTGTGGCGGTTCAGTACGTTATTCTGAACGACGGTATTGCGAAAGCTACGATTAGGCAAATGATAAAGCAGTCACTTGAAGAAGATGGTGATATACAGGACGTCATTCGCAAGCAAGCGACAACGGATACCGGTGAGTTGATTATCGATATGATTGAACGTGACCTGTCTGTTAATCAAGCGTTGATAAGCAAAATCGAACTGGTATTAGAAGACAACCCGTTTATTGCTGAAACGATAGACGACAAAATTAAAGACCTAACCTTCGAGGTATCTGTATCTTGACCAACAACCTTGTCAATCTTTTCCCTACAACCAACGATGTTCAATCGGAAACACCTGAGCAGTTGTTGGAGCGCACGTTGCCAGTTATCAAAGGCTGCGATAAGGTGATCATCATTACCGTTGATGATCGCGCTGGTTTCTGGCAGACCAATATCTTCAAAGCCGGGGCGTCAAATGCTGAAGCAAACTTGGCAGTTGACATTGTTAAACGTCATCTGTTAGATACGATTACTTCGTAAGAAAGGAAAGAACATGGATGTCGAACTTGAACTTTATTTACCTGAAGACTTATACAATAAGTTGCTGCAAACTGCGAACCTTTCAGATCAATCGATTCAGGATGTGGTGCGCGTTTTGCTTGCAATCGTTGTGTTAGAAGGAGCTGAAGATGATTCAATTGACGCTTGAAGATGGAAGTATCGGACTGATCAATGAACAACAGATTCTTGCTGTTACGCCGAATGATCAGAATCCTCAAACAACGGATGTCTTTGTTGCAGGTGAACTTTGTATCCCTGTGCAGGAAAAGGTAAGTGAGATCCTCGCGCTTATTCAAATGAAGTTCAACTGAGAGCGAAAATAGTTGTTGCTTTTGACGGTGGTCGTAGTATAATTCTTGGTAGTGGGATAGGTTGTATAAGTTCTGAGTTGTTGCTTAGATATTCCGGGTATCTAAGCTGAGTTGGGGAAGTGCCACCACATCCGTGACCAACGATATGCGAGGCGAGAGCTTCGAGTGTTGAGGTAGGTGGGTAGCAACTCAGAACTTATGCAACTTATCCCACCCCTTATCTTTTAAACATTTTGCCGGAATGGCAATAGGAGAATCAAATGTCTGATGAAATGATGGTTGCTGAGAAAGCCGGTATGTTGGTTGGTACGACTGACGAAGGTGCTGTTGAGGTTATCGGTTGGGTGATGGCAGGTGATGAGTATGACCTGCGCGAAGGTGAAACTCTGGTTACGCATCACAAGACCGCTGAGAAATTGGGTGTTGGCGATATGTTCAAGACCATGAAAGCTGAGAACGCCCCGGTGAAAGCCAAGAAAGAAAAGGTCGAAGGTGAGCCGGGTGAACGTGCTGCTCGTGAGCGTTTCGAACTGACTCCTGAAATGAACTTCGAAGTGCTGCGCCCTGACTTCGTTGCCGCAACTACTGAAGATGATCGCGGTGAAACCTATCGCCTGCTGTTTGATTTGAAGAACGTCGGTAAGTTCTTTGAAGCGACCAAAGGTTATAAGTTCATCGGCGAGCGTGACGGTAAAGAGAAGTTCTGTACCGCTCGCGAATGCGTAGTCTATGCCTTCAAACGCGGCGCTATCACACGCCCTGCTTAATTGAACTCCCTTGTAGCGTTCTCACTAAACGCTGCTTTGCCCGCCCAGTCTTCGGATTCGGCGGGCTTTTTCTTGGGCGTTATACGACGCGTTTTAAGGCGTTAGAGCACAGCAAGGTATGCCGTACTATATGCAAGGTAACTCTGATGCGCTGTAGGCGGTCGTATATGGGTTAAATAGTGGCTTGCTAAAGAATTAAACCTTGGCTACCATGCAATTGCCGTTATGTAACGGTTTATCTTATAGGGGCTAGAAATGAAACACTTTGAACAGCATCAATTCTACTGGTTTGTCGCACTTCCTTGTGATCTTCCGCGTTGCTATCTTATCTAAGGAGAATGAAATGAGCGATTACGAAATGGTTGCGATTCTCTAACACTTGTGGTACAATTTACAATGTACCATACTTAATGGAGAGTATCATGGAATGGAGGTCTTTGGAAGAGTTTCCCAGTTATCAATTTTCAGACACAGGTCTTGTTAAGAAAGGCGACAAGTATGTGAACGTACATTTCTGGGGAAGATACCCTGCGGTAAGTTTATCAAATGGTTTTATGAGAAAGAGATTCAGAATCCATCGTGTTGTCGCATTGCTGTTTATTGGACCTTGTCCAGATGGGCAAATGGTTAGACATCTAGATGATGATCCTGAGAACAATAATGTTTCCAATCTTGCTTATGGAACCAGAGAAGATAACATTGCAGATGCCATTCGTAACGAAAGATTTAAGAAAGGTGACGAACATCATTCTAGAATAAATCCTGAATGTATGGCGAGCGGTGATAGAAATGGTGCAAGAACTCACCCTGAAAGTTTATCTAGAGGAGATAAGCATTGGACAAAACTCGACCCTGAAAAGTTGGCAAAAGGTAATAAACACGGTTCTAAAACTCATCCAGAAAGAGTGGCGAGGGGTGAACGGTGTGGCGCATCAAAGTTGACACAAGAGGCGGTTGATGAAATACGAGCTACTGAAAATTACTATGGTTGTGTGAATGCGTTGGCTAAGAAGTTCAACGTGAATCGGCAAACTATTACAAAGGTCAGAAAACATGAAACATGGTGATCAGTTTGAAATGGTAGCAATCTTAATGGCGCGTGACGGTATGTCTCGTGAAGAGGTCATGGAACAAATCAACGGGTTCAAGGAAGAGATCTTGATCAACGGTTGTTACGATGTTGAGGAAGACTTTATGTTAGAGTTCGGACTTGAACCTGATTACTTGGTTGATATTTTGTTTTAAGGAGAAATGAAATGTCTAACCTTTCAGGTAAAAAGTGGTTCTATTCGATGGGTCAAAGGGATGCTTCCGTCAATAAGCGCATGTTGAATCGTAAGCAAAGTTCTTGGCCCGCGTGGGCTAGAAGTGCTTATGTCAATGGTTTTCACGGGCTTTAACCTGCGCTTGTTACCGACGTTGCGGCATTGCATAATTTGCTTGCCGCAATGTTGCGGCTTATAGGAGAAACGAAATGAGCGCTGTAGAAGAACTTCAATTGAGAATCTGCAAAGCACCTTGTTCAGATGAGGTTTATAAGATCGTTGAAGATGCGCTGAACGTAATTGGTCACCTTGAAGCAACCTTGGCGTTTCGTAACTTTGAAGTTAAGCGGTTGACGGAAAAGAACCAACGTCAGGTCAAAATGCTTGAACAATGTGGATACGGAGAATAAAATGATCAAAGTCAACTTCGAAGTTACCGATACGTTCGGTGGTGAAGCGAACTATGCGTGGGTCAATCGCGGCAGCGTGGAGTTCAAGAAACAGCCGACGCAACGGCAGATTGTTATCGCGTTGAAGAAGTTCGCAGGATTGGTCGGTATTCGGTGTCGTAAGGATGACTACGGTGATCAAATTGTGTTACATCCTGCCGGTCAGTGTATTGTCGCTTTTGCTAATGTGGAGTATTGAAATGAAAACCTTTATTCTTATTGTGTGCGCTGTTGTTTATGCGACAGCAGTTCTTATGTTCTTCGATTGGGAGCTCTTGCTGTTCTTGACTCCGTTCCTTGTCTTGCTTGCGTTCGTTGTTTGGAACGGTCTTGCTTATTCAAGGGAGATGGATGATCTTGCTGAACAATATGAACGGGAACAAGAATTCACCGTTGTTGAGAAGGACGGGTTGACTTATGTGGAGCCAAAGAAATGAGAACAGTTGAATTAGAACTCGACTTTCCGATTGATGTGCCAATGGATAAACTGTTCAATGCGATTGGTTATCTTTCAACATGGAACACGAACTATCCGAAAGTTTCAATCTATCGTGATAACAAGTCTCCTAACCTGATGGCACATTACTTCAAAGAGAACGGAGACTGCGGATATACAATCGGTGCTATCTGGGATGGAACTTGTCAGAGTTATTCGTTTCACTCTTAAACCTGTCCGCCGCAAGGCGGATTTTTATTTGCTGCGATTAGTCAGGTGATCGTTTGATTGGCGTTGTTGGCGCAGTTCACCGACCGTTTTAACGCACCAGAGCAATGTGGTGTATAGGGTATGTTAGGTAACGCTGCTCGGTGCTGCGTTTGGTGGCTTGTTGCTTGTCCCTGCGGCATGTTTTGCATGGTAAATTGGCGCTTATACGGCGCAATTTACGGCAAGCCACTGAATCAAGTTCAACATGAATGGTGAGTGTCTGCGGATATACACACCGAGACTAGAACAATCAGTCATGCGATCATCGTAGTCAAGAAATCGTATATCCTTGTTATATTCTGTAACGACCCATGCCTTACCATTGGTAAGATTGTGAGCATGAGACCAGTTCAACTGCTCAAAAGAAACAACGTAGTCTTGAGTCTTCGTCTCTAGCCAGCAGGTGAATCCGTTGAAGCTGAAGTAATTGTCGGGTACACCTGATCCTGTTGATGTTTCGATCCGCTGAAGCATCCATCTCCCTTTGGGTAAGAGTTTAGATAGTTGGTTCTTGAGTTTGGCGTGGAGTTTCTGTTCGGGTGTCATGTCATTTACCTTTGTTTAATTACCTGCAATTGAACTTAAATGCAGGT